GCGGGCAACGTGTCCACACCATGCGCCACCGAAGACTCCACGTGGTGCACGTGGCACGCCGACACGCAGGGCAATGGGCAGGGTCGATCCTTCGTCACATTGTGGGACGGGGCGACGATCTACCTCCCGTAGGGACAGGGCCCTTTCCGGGCCCCGATCCCGACACGACATACGCGGCTAGGCGCGTCAATACCTACGCGATTGCACAATGACAATTCCATAGCGATTTAGATAGATCCTCGGTGTCTGCACAACCGAATATCGGCAACACCTGTTCACACACATCACACAATGACACGCAAAATGCGTGCGGAAGGAGGGACATTATGTCCACCAAGCAGAACACCAAGACCATTTCCCGCGAGGCCCTCGCCGACACGTCGAACGAGGAGCTGGCGCGTAGCGTCGCCGCCGAACTCGTCGCATCGTTCTCGGCTGGGAACATGTCGGCGAAGGAGCGCACGTTCGAGCAGGCGCGTATCGCCTACGCGGGCAACCAGTCCGGCGCAACCGACGCCGACGTGGCGCGGGAGACGACCGTCGCGCTGGCCGCGACGTTCCCGAAGGCCCAGCAGGAATGGGCGCGGGAGACCAGCGTCAGCAAGGGCGGGGCCTCCGTAACCCGCGTGACGATCACCCAGCGCCGCACGGCGTGGAGCGACGTCACCGATGCGGGCATGACGCCGACGCTGGAGGCTGTCGCCGCCGCGTTCGCGCTCACCAGCGCCGGGGCGAAGGGTCTCGCCGAACTCCGCAAGGAGCTCATCGAAGACACGAAGAAGCAGGCGAAGGCGCGTCGTGAGGCGTTCTACGTCAAGCAGTCCTTCGAGCGCTTCCAGGAGCTGGTCGCGAAGAACAAGGCAGCGTCGAAGCGCGCCGAGAACGCCGCGACCGCGTCGGCTGACGAGAAGGCCGAGTCCGTCTCGTTCGAGGTCACCCTCGACACTGTGGAGGACATCGCCGCCTACGTGGCCGCCACCGTGGCGCGTCGCTGGTCGGAGGACGAGGCTGCTCGCCTCGCCGTCATCTTCACCGATGCGACGGAGCGCCTGACCGGTTTCGTCGCGGACGAGGCCGAGGAGGACGCCGCCTGACAGGCGGCTGTCCCCCACCACACACGGGCACCGAGGATCTATCTAGACCGCTATGGGATTGACTCCAGGATGCACTACCGTATAGCATCCTGAGGGAAACACAAGGGAAGGGAAGGCCCACATCATGACCACCACACTGCACGGCACGGCTCCGGAGATCCTCCGCATCCCCGCCGATATTCACGCCAAGGCGCTCGCGGCGAACCTCGTCGCCGAAGTCCGCGCGCACCAGCCTGCAGGGCACGAGTACAGCGGGTACTTCACGTACACGCTCTCGAAGGTCGCAATCGTCGCAGGAGCGCCGGACCTGATTTCCATGGTCCGCGGCGTTGTGTCCTCACAGGAGCGCGCCTGGAGCGCCATGCGCGAGGCGCTGGATGGGCTGTTCCCGAGGGCGGAGCGCCTGCAATGCGACCATGACCGCGCATGCAGGGAGCTGGTCGGCCACATTGACGACAGCGGGTATGTCTACTGCCTGCGTCACGGGCTGGACCGCGCACGCATGGGACACCGCACGCGCCTGCTGTCCGCCGCTGAGGCGGAGCACATCATGATGGGCGGGACTATCGCCTTCGACGCCCCGGAGGGCCTCTAGGCGGGCTGGGAATGGCTGGTGTGCGTGTTCGTCATCACACACCTGCCTCTCGCGGTCGGCATGGCCGCTGTCCTACGCGGGCAGCTGGCTGACAAACGATCATCACTCAGGAAGGGAAGATCATGAGTGCAATCACCGTTCAGCGCGTTGTGCGCACGCTCCCCAGCCGCTGGGTTGCGACCGTCGTCTTCGACCGCGGGAACGCCGTCTGGACAGAGCGCGTCGCGTTCAGCCGCACGCTCACCGGGGACCGGACCATGATCGTCAGCGTCACCGATGACGACTATCCAGACGACCGCCAGGAGCGGCTGTTCGTCAACTCCAGGCGTGACATGCGCCAGCTGATCCGCGACTACCTGATCGCCGGACGCTGGTGACAGGGACCTGTCAAACAAACAAGGGAAGGGAAGCCCACATCATGGGAAAGGCAATCAAACTGGGCCGTACGATGCACGGGGAGACCGTGTTCGTGGAGATCCGTATCGACCAGCCGCGCGATGGACGCGAGGTGCAGTACGTCGATCACACGTTCGCCAAGCCGCCTGTCGAAGTCGGAATCCAGTTCACGGTCATCGGCAAGGGTGCACCCAACCTCCCGCTCAACGAGACCCCCGATGGATGGTGGCGTCAGAGTGGGCAGGTGCCTCCGGAGGACCGTGTCATCGTCACCGAAAAGCATCCTGACCTGGACTTCATCGAGGAGGTCTGGGACAGGTATCACCTGAACACGATGCGCGCCGGGTGCGAGCACATGACCGAGGAGATGCTGGCCCGTCGCGAGGGTGAAAACACCCACGACTGGCAGACCCGCATGCTGGGCGAGTGCAAGTGCCCTGTCACCGGGTACACCTGGGGCCACGCCTGGCTCGCGACCCACGTGCCCGACGAGGTCATCGAACGGCTCACCCAGATCGTGCAGGGCGCGTGATGGGGCCGCGTAAGCGCAGGGTCCACTGGGATCTCGTACTCGTCGCCCTGGTCACTGGCGTCGCCGCCAGTGCCATGCTCACCTGGGGTTTCGGTCAATGAAAATCCCAGGTGAGCACATGATTTGACTGCTAGTCAAGTCGTGTACTACCGTAGTGCATCATCCAAAATTCCAAGGGAAGGAAATCATCATGGCAATCACGGTCAGCTCTTTCGATCTGCCCCAGGCGGTCGGTGTCACGGTCGTCTCCAGCGACAATCGCGAGCGTGTCGACTACCTCCTGGGCATCGCGCAGAAGGAGGAGAACGGTCCCTACACAGTCGAGGTGATGAAGGTCGGCTGGGTCAAGGGCGAGCGGGACGAGGGGGAGATCCTGCTCTCGGTCCCCGTGGGGGTGCAGTGATGGGCTACTTCGTCCGTCCCCTCAAGCGGGAATCCTCCGCAGGCATCGTCATCCACGCGGAAGACGAACACGACAAGCGCGCCGAGGCGTACCTGCTCGGCCTGCGCAAAGACGGCGTGGTCGAGCTGATCCGCGTCCCCCTCGGGCAGGCCGAAGCTGAACTCGGCGAGTTCAACAACGACGTGGAGATGCTCTTCGAGTACGCCTCGCCGCTCGCGGAGAAGCTGGAGCAGGAAGACAGGGACAGTGACCTGTCGCCCGAGGAGATCCAGAAGGCAATCGACGCCATGCTAGCCGGGGAAGAAGGTGGGGGGTCATGACCGCCTACCGGATCAAGTCCCGCTTCGTGAACATGGAGAAGGCGCACGTCAGCCTGCGCTCCTACGATGACGGATCCACAGCCCTCGTCGCCGAAGAACTCGTGCAGGAAGACGGCTACACCGAGCTGGATCGGGAGACCCTGAGCGTCAACCTCGGCGCATACGGCATGTACCCTCCCCTGGGCCACGTGTACGTGCGCAACTACGCCGAACACGAAGGGCTCCCGCAGGCGCTCGCTGACGCTGGGATCGTGCGGCTCGTGGAGCCGATCACCTTCGGCCCGTTCAACGTGGCCGGGTATCTCGTGGAGGTGACACTGTGACCTGGAGCTTCGATCACGTTAGTAGCGAGCACAATCCCGCAGTGGGCAGGGAAATGCGGATGGACGTAGCCCAGCGTCCCAGTGTCGAACAATTCCTGGCGCTCCCCAATGACACCGAGATCTACGCCGTGGAAATCGGCCCCTTCGGTCTCGGCGTTTCCATGCAGGGGCTCATCATGAGTGATGCGAACCGGGAATTGTCCCGGGAATGGGCGAAGGAAACGGGAAATGACAGCATGCCATTCCAGTTCATGTTCTACCTGCTCCCGGACGGGTATGACATCACCGCAGAAATGCACAACAAAGGAGAGGGAAATGCCGTACCAGACTGAGACACTCGTGAACCGCAACCAACACCTGGACCCCATCCAGGTGGACATGCAACCCACCCTGGAAAGCGTTCTGGCACTGGAGCCACCGTTCTCCTTTCACCTGATCGGCACACTGGATGGGCCGGATGGGAAGTTCGAGCAGGTTCACGTCGGGCTCGGCGTTCGCACGGAGGCTCAGGCCGTGATGTTCCGCGAGAGAATGCGGACCTGGCCCGTGCCGTGGGATGTCACCATCGCCTTCTGGTCGAAACTGGCTGACGAGGAGGAGCAGCCGCTGACCCCTGTCGTGGACATTTCCGGACGGCTCGCTCCGGGGGAGATCGCGGACACAATCATCCAGACCTACCTCGAAACCCAGCGGGAGTACGAGGAGGACATGTCCGTGAAGAAGCAGCTCCAGGAGGCTATCGACTCCGGGATGCTCAACGCCGACGACCTCCACCAGCTGCTCCGGGATGCGGTGAAGTCGGCACGCACCGGCTGGCAGCGCAAGCCGTTCTAGATCCCTGGGTGGGGTGTCAATCCTTCCCTTCCGCACCTCACCCAGGCCACCTGGGACCGCCTTACGGTGCCCCGCAGATGTGTCATCGTGGGGCGGTCCCCCAACATCTTTGATATCCCGTTTTCAGTCAACGAATATCGACAACATCACGGTCGAAAGGACCACCATGACAACCGCAATCGAAAGTTACCTGTCGGCCCTGGGCTGCGTCATCGAGATCATCGAGTACGAGATCGCTATCGGACGTACCGCATCCCACACGCTGGGAGTCGTCATGCCGAACGACATGGAGAAGGGCTGGAACTGGGAGATCTCGTTCGCCATCGGGACGGATACCTTCTACCAGACTCACACTGTCGCCTGCGTTGACGGCATGATTTCCCTTCCCGGACTGGTCCCGATCCTGGCGAAGAAACAATCCCCGCTGCGACTGAACTCGCTCATCTGCGCATCAATCCTCGGCGTGCAGGAGATCCCCGCACCCAGCCGTCGCGCTATCCGCCAGGCGGAGCAGGCGGCGGCGCTCATCGTCGCGCAGGAACTCAAAGCCGCGCTGGCTACCGGCAACATCGATGATCGGTTCTTCGCCCGCGAGGACGAGGCTGAGGTGTGGGACGAGATCGTCACCATGGCGGATATCCCCCACCCTTACGGACGGATGCGGACCAACTCCATCCCCTCGTACCTGCTGTCGGCATTCGATGACGTCTACTACGAGGCGGCATCGGAGGCTATCGGTGCCAAGTGCGCCGCGGCTCGTCGCCGTCTGGGGGTGCAGGCGTGAGCAAGTACGACAACATCGCCACGCTCAAGTCCAACCTCGCATTCCACGAGGAGATGGCCCGGAGGCTTCGGGACAGGCTGGAGCGCACGCTTCCGAAGGAGCCGGAAAAGGGAACTGTCATCAAGTTCCTGGTGCAGTTCCCGCCGCGCCCCGTTACCTACCAGTACTGGGCCGCTCGTTTCCATGACAAGCTGTGGACCATCACTGGCAAGGAGGGCGCGTACACCTGGCCCGAGGTAGTGGCGTTCATGCGCCTGGATGAGGGTATCCAGATGGGCGCGCGCAAGGTCGAGTTCTCGGTGGTGGGGAAATGATCGTCACCCGCAGGACCATCGTGAAGGGTGCCGCATGGAGCATCCCGGTCATCATGGCCGCAACCGCCGTACCGCACGCCGCCGCCAGCGCACAGCCGGGGAACGCATGCCTGCGGTTCATTGGGAGCAACTTCACCCGCGATGGGCTCAAGGTGAAGGTGCAGAACCAGTGCGGCATGATCGCTCGTGACGTGCAGATCATCGTGTCCTACGAGAACGGACAGGCTGCTGTCGCTCGCGTCTTCCCACAGGGGGAGCTCGACCCTCACGCTCATGCTCCCGCGGAGCACCTGCGCCTGGATGACATTCCCGACGAGATCAGTCAGGTGACTGTCACTGTCAAGGCGGAGAACGCCGATGCTGTGACTGAGGTGTTCACCCGTTGATCATCCCCCGATTTGACACTATGTATTACCGTATGCCATAGTGTTATACATCAGGTCGTTCCGATCCGGCCTGGTGAAGGACCGCATCGCCTCCCACACACTCGGGCGGTGCGGTCCTTTTTCCTACCCCCGATGAAAGGGCACTGACCAATGTCGGCAGTCATCACCATGCTCCCGAACGACCTCCGGGACATGACGGCAGCTCTTGTCCCGCACGCCGAGGACCACAGGAAGAGCATCACCCCCATCCTCCAGTGCATCCACATCGACCCCACTAAGGGCAACTACGCCTGGGCCACCAACAGGTACACCGCAGGCCGGTTGAACCTGCGGGCGTTCGACAAGCTGGTCATGCCCGAGGAGCCCATGCTGATCCCCGCCTACGTGCTGACCATCCTCAGCCGCATCGGACCCGGAACCCTGCCCGCACCGTTCGAGCAGTACGTGATCCGCATCGAGGAGACCGCGAAGGGAATCGTCACGCAGTTCGTGTGGGCCTCGGAGGACAAGGAGCTGGAGGAGGTCCACTGGCAGCGTGTGTTCTTCCTGCACGGCAGGTACGGTGACTTCCCACCCGTCCAGAAGCTGTTCGACAAGTTCCAGGAGACCGAAGTCCCCACGAAGATCGCGGTGAACGGTGACGGCTTGGACACCTTCGTCAACTACGCGATGCGTAAGCATCTGCCGGTGCGGTTCACGGCGGACGGTGGCAAGAATACGAACCCGATCCTCGTGGAGATCGGCACCGAGTTCCGCGGGCTCATCGCGCCCAGCATTCGAGGTGAGTTCTGATGCGCGTCACAGTCCGCGGTGAACAGGTCGAACTGCACGGCACCGCCAGTGCCAACGCGATCTTCGGCGACTTCCCCAAAGCCATGGAACCCTACGGGGTTGTCATCGCCAGCGACGGGTACACGCAGGAGGAGCTGACAGTCGCCTGTCGCCACGTCCTGGCCGTCATGTTCGGCGACCACGAGGCGGGCGAACAGCCCGGAGGTTTCATCACCTCCCTCATCGAGACCATCCTCCGCGCCGATGCATCCAACGCACAGCGCCTCGCCCTCGGCTTCCCCGCGTACACCGCGGCGGTGGAGCTGTACAAGACCGTGCCCTACGGAGAAGACGCGCTCCGTGTTTGGGCCACACAGACCCCCGCCACCACTCCCGGTGACGGGTCATCCCCGAAAGAAGAGAAAGAAGACAGCAATGGCTGACACCACCACCCAGAACCTGCCGGACATCACCACGCTCATGGCGCAGGTGATCGCGGAGACGCAGAAGGCGGACTTCGGCGCGAAGGTCATCACCGGAGACGAGGTCGAGTTCCACGACGGAACCAAGATCGGCCTGCCGAAGGGCATGACCTACACCAAGGCGAAGAAGGTGCTCACCCGTCTGGAGGAGGAGGCAGAGACGCCGACCCACTTCCTCCAGGACTTCCGCTACCGTCCCGACGACGGCGCGTACGCTGCGCTCCAGGTCATCAAGAAGCGCTGGGGCATGGCGCTCGGCAAGGTGCAGCACACCTTCTTCGGCACCATCCCGGCGTCGAAGCGCACGATCAACATCGGCGTGGGCCAGACGATGCAGGTTCCGTGGGGCCTGCTGGAAGTCCCGATCTTCGAGGGGCTGGAGCTGTACCTGGACCAGGTCCGCGACCGTGACTACGGCATCATCTTCCGCATCCACGGCAAGGGCCCGCGCAAGTACCAGGACGAGATCCAGGGCTTCTTCGATGATGTGGAGGACTACCTGCGCACCAACTCCATCTACCGCGGGCGTGCCATCGTCGGCTCCGACGACCCGGAGTTCCTCGACACGAGCAACTTCGACGCCTCGAAGATCATCTTCTCCGACGAGGTCACGGCGACGCTGAACGGGACGCTGTTCGCGCCGATCCGCTACACCGACGCCATGCGCCGGGAGGGTGTGCCGCTCAAGCGCGCCCTGCTGCTGGAGGGCCCGTACGGTACGGGCAAGACCTCTGTCGGCCAGATGACGGCCCAGGTCGCCACCGACAATGGCTGGACCTTCATCAGCGCCAAGCCCGGTCGCGACAAGGTCGAGGATGTGCTGCGTACCGCTCGCCTCTACCAGCCCGCCGTCGTGTTCATCGAGGACATCGACACCGAGGCGAACAACGGCGAGGCCGACGCGGTCACGAAGCTGCTGGAGGCGTTCGACGGCATCACCAGCAAGGGCGGGGAACTCCAGATCGTCATGACGACGAACCACCTGGACCGCATCCACAAGGGCATGCTCCGCCCGGGTCGCCTCGACGCTGTCGTGCACATCGGCTCGCTCGACCGCAACGGCGTGGAGCGTCTGTGCCGCGTCGTGATCGATGAGTCGCACCTCGACGCGGATGTGGACTTCGACGCCGTCTGGGAGGCCATGGAGGGCTTCCTCCCGGCGTTCGTGAAGGAGTCCATCACCCGTGCGGTGACGTTCGCCATCGACCGCCTGGAGGGTGGCCGTGGTTACAGCATCGCGACCGCCGACCTGGTCAACGCGGCGCACTCCCTGCGTCCGCAGCTCGACGCGCTGAACGACGCCGGGGAGGGCACGCGCAAGCCGACCCTCGATGCCGCCCTGGCCAACACGGTCAAGACGGCGCTGAACCAGATGAGCACCTACGACCCCAACTACGAGGTGCACTCGCGCATCGAGGAGCTGGACAGCGAGGGCAACGTCATCGAGAAGTGACAGGCCCCTGGCACCCTGAACACCTGTCCCCTAGCTGGGTGAGCAGGGTGCCAGGTTCTGAGTACCTCTTTCGGGGGTACGTGATCTGACGTACGGAGCCCGCAGGTTCTGCACTACCGTGTAGCATGAGGACATGGATCGCAGGCCCATCACGGTCGCCGAACTGATCGAGGCGCGCATCACATTCGTGGGCTCGTGCTGGATCTGGGACGGCTATCTTCTTGATGGGCGTCCTGTGATTGCATCCTCTACCGGAACCGTAGGCGTCATTTCACTCCTGTGGACGCAGAAGAACGGCCCTGTACCTAAGGGCAAAGTTCTTATCTGCGACCACCCTCGGGCCGGGTCGGACGTGTGTGTCAATCCTGACCACTACCGACCCGGCCTGGGGAATCCGGGCGGCCCCAATGTGTGCCGCTTCGGGCACGATCTCTCTGACGAGGTCAACGTCTGGTACTCGGGTGGTAAGCGCTACTGCCTGCTGTGCATGACGAGACGGAAGGTAGGAAGTCCAAGACCCCGTCCCGAAAGGAAGTAGCATGCCTGGTCTGCCCATCCACTCCCTCTGGATCGACCCGTATTTGCGGGCCGCCCTCAGGGAGTACGCATACAACAAGCGCACTTCCATGTCGGATGTTGTCCGTGCCGTCTTCCGGGACATCGTCCGAAACCCCAACAATGAAAGCGTTCTGGCACCCGATGGTGCCACCGCAACGTTCCGCCTGTCCGTGAAGATGGAGGACGAGCTGTGGGATGAGGCACGCGAGGCCGCTCGTGGTGCCGGTCACAGCCTCAACAGTCTCGTCCGCCGTCGCCTGCGGAAGGTCATGATCGAAGAAGGATTGCTATGACCAACGTCAACCCCGTGTCCAAGTCCGAGGATCTCCGCGAGAGTGCCGAGCGACTGGTTCTCTCCATCGAAAACGAGGTGTCGGCCTTCGAAGGATACGACCGCGTCCATACCCTGGGTGTCATCGCCGACCTCAAGCAGCGAGCGCTGGAGCTGGAGCAGCAGGAGATCGCCAACCTCCTGCGCGTGGTCGAGTCCGAGGTGTTCCCCAACGAGATCCGCGTCGAGGCTGCCCGCATCGTGCAGAAGGTTCTGGAGCTGGGCTGACATGGCTACCTTCATGGCAACGTTCGGGGTGCAGTACAAGACCGTGCCGCACCCCAGTGGCCTGGACGCTAACCCGGACGGGTATGTGCGCATCGAGGCTCCGAACTACGACCTCGCCGTCGAGGCGATGCAGGCCGTCTACGGGGTCGAGTACGCGTTCATCTATCGGGAGGAAGATTTCGCGTACGAATACCACCCGGACGGCGTCATCAACGAGATCAGTGTGATGGGGAGCGCGTGATGGCAGGCGACAACAGGAAAATCGCTGAGGATATCATCGACTCAGCCGAGCTAATGAGTGCCGAGGGGTTGCGTGCGGAGGTTATTGCCCGAGCGATCCTCGACGTTGCCGATGCAATCCGGGAATCAGCGCGTGCGCAGATGACAATGAGGGGCTTGTGACAGGAATCCTTTTCGATGATGAGCTGACCACCATCATCCATGGCAAATGGCAGGACCACCTCGACATCATCGCCGAAGCTAACGTGCTCATAACCGATCCTCCATATGGGATGCAGTACGTGAGCAACTCGTCCAAGCTTGGGCCGACCGCACCCGTGCGAGGAGACCAGGACACGGACGAGCGTGATGGCCTGCTGGAGGAGTGGTACGCGCAGGGCAACCGGCCCGCCATTGTGTTCGGCACCTGGCGAGTCCCCCGTCCCGCGTTCCCCGTCCGTCAGCTTCTCGTGTGGCACAAGGGCGACAGCCCCGGCATGGGAGACCTGACCCTGCCGTGGGGCCCCAGCCACGAAGAGATCTACGTGATGGGTGGCCTGGGTCCGGAGCATTGGACGGGCAAGCGCGGCCCGAGTGTGATCCGTTCGCGGGTGTCCGAGGGCAACGCGAAGGGTGAGCGCGACAGGCACGGGCACCCCACCCCGAAACCTGTTCTGCTCATGCAGGACATCATCAGCCACACCACGGGGAGCCTGATCCTTGACCCGTTCCTGGGATCTGGGACCACGTGTGTGGCAGCAAGGCTTCTCGGTCGCCGTAGCGTCGGCATCGAGATGGATCGCGGCTACGCGGAAGCTGCGGTCGAGCGCGTGAAGCGGATTTCATAACCCCGCGGAACCGCAACAGGGAACCCCCGGTCATGGCATAGGCCGGGGGTTCTTCAACCCCGAAGGAGAAAACATGTCGAAGTTTGTTGATGACGCAGCCGAGTTCATCGCCGGGGCTCAGCCCGATCATGACTGCTCGCGGGACAGAACCTGCAAGGTGTCGCCCGCGTACTACCTGATGATGCACGAGAGGCCGGATGGAGAGACCATCATCGTCACTCACGGCGTGCACCAGATGAACGCGAAGCAGGTGATGGAACTCATGATCCAAGCTGTGGAGCAACTGTTCATCGACGCAGCGGACGGACAGATCCCCGACTTCATCGCTGTCATGGAGGCCCGACGCAGGTTCCGGGACGCTCTGGATGAAGCGTCCCTCAGCGAGGAGGGGAAATCCTCCATCGCAGAGTTCCTTTCCCGCCTCATGGAGGGTCGTGGCGAAGATGTGTGAGGCGCGGCATGGGTCGGCAACCATCACGTTCAGCTATGACGTGTGTGCAGAGCATGATGCAGTCAGGTTCACGGGTGGAACCATGGAGGTCATCGGCGTCGGCCCCGTGGATGTCGTGGACGGAATGCTCTCGTATTGCGAATACCTGATCTCGAACATGATCGAGGGGCGCGAAGACATTTCCGAACTGCTTTCCTCGACATTCCCTTCCGCCGTGAAGAAGAGCAATGGGGACTGGTCTTTCAATGACGAGGACAAGCATTTCCTCCTCAATCTACTGGCGCATAATCTCCTGATGCGCCAGGTTGTCAGCCGTGAATACCCGAGGGGTGGCAAGGGAGCAATCCTGGATATGACCCCCCGCGATGACCACGGCTGATCTTCGGGGATGAAGAGAAAGCCCCCCGGGTGTGTCTAGGTCAGCATGCCCGGGGGGCGAGTTGAAATCACAAGGGAGTGGAGTCATGACTATTTCGGAAAGCAGTTCCACACCATCCGGGTGGTATCCGCACCCGGAGGGAAAGCCCGCTGTCATGTGGTGGGACGGGAATGCTTGGGACGTTTCCCGGCAGCGCTGGTTTGGTGCTGTTGTGGAGCCTCAGCAGACCGTGATCGTGAACCAGCGGAAACAGGTGAACCATGCTTTGCACCTGATCCTCACGTTGCTGACGTGTGGGTTGTGGCTGCCGGTGTGGATCATCGTCGCCATTGCAAAAAGCTAGGAGGAGAAATGTCAGAGAAGGCTGCGAAGTATCTGACGAAGGAGATCGCGAAGCGCACACCGAAGGTGGAGGAGAACACCATCGTGCGTTTCAAATCGCGTGGCCGCAACGGGATCGACTACACCTACGCCGCCCTGTGGGTGGCCGGGTTCTGGTGGATCACGGGCGTCGCGAACTACTTCGGCGGCACGAAGCTGACGAATGAGCGCTTCCTGGAGATCGTGTCCGATGGGACGATCTTCGGCATCGAGGTGGCCGACAGCTTCGTCATCGTCAAGTAGGCAAAGAACTAGCCGCCTGGTCTTCCAAGAGATGGAACCAGGCGGCTAGGCTGATGTTTGTTCACGACACCACGGTGACAGCATACCTGTCGCGTGGTGTCGTAGCGCAACCCGCGAAGGAAAACATGAGCGTCAAGGTCATCACCTGGGCTTTCGATCAGGACCTTCCCCCCGTGAAGAAGTTCATCCTGGTAGCCCTCGCAGACTGGGCCGATGGGGATGGTGTCGCCTTCCCCGGCCAGCTGTCTCTGGCATCTAAGACTGGCATCTCGGAGCGAACCCTGCGCACCCACCTCAAGGAGCTGGAGGAAGCAGGCTTCCTCACACGAGCGAAGCGGTACACGGAGGGTGGCAAGCGGACCTCTGACGAGTACCGGCTATCGCTACTACCGGCAAATATTGCCGGTAGTTCTACCGGCAATCTGCGTCGTGACTACCGGCAAACTGTTGCCGGTACAGAAGCTATAAGGAAGGAACCGTCAGAAGAACCGTCAGTAGTTAACGCGCGCGTGAGGACGAAGGACTTCGACGCTCTCCTGGATCGGTACTTCGAGGGGTTCTGGAAGAACTACCCCCGCAAGGTTGGCAAGGTCGCTGCGAAGGCTGCGTACATGGCGGCGATCAAGCGCAAGGTCAGCCCGTTCGTCATCGCGGAGGGGCTGGACAGACAGTTGCCTGACCTGTCCTCGCGGGAGGAGCGGTACATCCCGCACCCGGCTACGTGGCTGAACGGCGAACGCTACAACGACGATGTTGCGACCGGTCAGTCCGTCGTGAACACCGCGAACCGTACGAACCCCCACAGCGTCCGGGACAAGATGCCGATGGACAGGGCCAGGGAGATCATGAACATTCAACCCCTCACTGAAAGGCGACACGATGAACTTCGATGAGACGAAGAAGCTTCTGATGCGGGTCAACGTCCATGACAACCGCAAGGTGGATGGCCTGGTTGTCGAACACTGGGCGGATATCCTTCGCGACTACACCGAGAAGGAGTGCATGGCTGCGTTGCGGTGGTTCATCATGACGAACACCGAGGACTACCTCAAGCCTGCTCACCTCGTGCAGTACATGAACCAGCGTCGCCGTGAGCATGCCTGGGCGAATCCGGCGATGGAGGCGGGGAAGTATTTCCTCGACGGTTGGGTGGACCAGGACGAGGCGATCCAGCGTGCGTCCGAGGAGAACCGCAGGCTGCGGGGTGGCAAGCCCACCGCCGTCGATGTCGCCGAGTCGTACACCAAGGAAGAACTCGAAGAGTTCAAGGGCATGATGATCCCCCCGCCCGAGGGGTTGGGCTGAGACACCACCCCTGCGTCACGCCAGGGGGGCTACGAGCGCCGATCACACCCCACCTGGCCCAACTACACCAGCCCGCAATTTCTAGGCCGTTAGCAAGCCCTTACCCGAAAGGTCACTGTCATGGGTAGTTCTCTCCTTAGCCTGTCCAACGCGTGGAAGATCGCACTCTCCCATCCCTCGCGGAGGATCCGAGTGTTCCGCCGCCTGGAAATCTGGTTCTACATCTTCATGACAACGACGGAACTCGGTCTGGCCGTGCAGGCATTCGTCGCTGGCGATGGCCTCCGCGGCTTCACTGACATCACATACGCGGTTGTCATCGCTTGCATCGGGATCACGTTCCTGCACATCTGGGCTCGCGACGTCATCGCGCAGGATCTTGCGAAAGCCATATTGGGATTCGAAGCCGTGGACAGCAGCGGTAAGACCGTAGGCACGGGGCAGATCGTCAACGTCGTCCCGTCCGAGGAAGCCACAGACCCGAACACGTACGCGATGATGCGGGCACTGGAAACTGGGAAGCCCATACACATCGAAGTGCGCGACGGAGTCTGGTACGAGAACGGGAAGCCGATCCCGCACGTGAAGGGCAACGAGTGATGGGAACCTGCAAGTCATGGACTAGAGAATCGTGGACCGACAGAGAGGCTACGGAGGCGTTGCGCTGCATGCTCCCCGAAGAGCACGGGATTGTGCGGGCTTTCGACCTGCACGGACACATCGCCCGTGATTCACGTGGTCAGCTGTGGACCTGGGACAGTGGTGGGCTGCCCCGCCGCCTCGTGGTCCAGGAGGATCCATCCGACGAGCGGGAAGCGCTGCAAGCTGAGCTGGCCGCGTGGCAGCGACACACAGGTGACACCGCGCTTTCCAACCTGCTCAGGCGAGCAGCATCCGCTCTGGCGGCCATTACCGCGGAGAAGGAGAGATGGCGAATCCGATGCGCCGAGAAGACGATCGCGGGGGCTGACGAAGTGGCCGCACATCACCGCACCGTGCAGGGTGAGCCGTGCGATTGCATGGACCAGTACTGCCCGAAGGACCACGATTACCAGGCCCAGGTCGAGGCAGGTCGCGCAGGAGAGGAATGACTGTGGCATTAGTGGTTGATCTAGGAATCACTGCCGTAGCAGGTGGTGTGAAACGCATTGAAGTTCTGGAGATTCGACGCCTCGAAATGCTCCAGGATCGCAGCCAGCCATTCGATGAAGTCCACACATACCGGGTAAGGCGATACAGCAAAGAGCAGGGGAACCCTGTTCAGGATGGGCTCACCTATCTGGATGAAAAAGAAATTGAGCACAGATACGGTGACGGCGCGTGGGTGCTCGTGCGCAAAGCAATGGACGCTCTCGGATTGGGAGAACAATGACGTACTCGGAACAGACAATGCAAGCCATGAACAAGGCGCTCGGAAATGCGCCGAAGCCCCAGAGCTTTTGGGAGGAGATCGATGCAAACCTCCCGGCACCCCTCGAAGAGTTCCGCATCGAGGACACGTGCTGCGGGAAATGTCCCATCGGAACCACCTGCTATGTAGATGAAGTGACAGGAGCCTGACATGTATGACGACGATGATGACGACGACAAGGAAGTAACCGTCAAGCTCACATTGACGGTGGACGAATGGGCGCGGATCAGTGCACTCATCAAGACGGCAATCATCGTCAGCGAGAACGGGGCCAGGAACAACGGGGTCCCCATGCCGGACGTGATCGCCGACATGTGCCGCACGGGTGAATGGTTCATCTTCCGGGTCGGCGTCGAGATCGATAAGCAGTCATGAAGAAGAAGCTGGCCGCGATTGCATTGCTCGCGCTCGTCCTCACCGGGTGTGGGTACAAGGCGGCGGAGAACGCGAACTACGACAAGGGCTCGTTCTACGAACAGAACGTGGAGCTGAATGATGGCCGTTCAGTGCACTGTCTGTTCTGGGCTTCCGACAGCGACCTGGGCGGCATGTCGTGCGACTGGGGGAGCGCAGGATGAAGTACTACGACAAGCAGGGCCGCGAGATCGACATGATGGAATGGGGTCGCCTGCACTCTGCCCCATACAAGCGCGTCGCTGAAACCACGCTGGAAGACGGCACATGGATCTCCACCGTGTGGCTCGGGATCGATCACCGGCTCGGCGGCGACGGCCCGCCGCTCATTTTCGAGACCATGGTGTTCGCCAGCAAGGATGACCTTTCTGAGAAGGACATGGCACGCTACTCCACAGAGGCGGAGGCCCTGGCTGGTCACGCCGAGATGGTGAACATCTGGTCGCTGGATCTTGCCGCGGAGTCCACCGACAACCCTGAACTACAGCGCCACATCAAGCAGGAAGAACTCGCGAGGGACGAAGAAGAATGACGAAGGACTTGAACGAACCCCTCACCATGGAACTCACCTTCACCATGGATGAGTGGGCTGACATCGGGAGCATGCTCATGACCATCGCCGCGGATATTGCCCAGGAGGTGTTGCACGCGGGCGACGCGGAGAAAAGAGCGAGGGGTAGGGTCATGGTGCACCGTGCACACTCCATCGCGGAAACGATAAAGGCCAAGTGGCACGAGGCGAACAATGCAGGTTGACGCCGACAAGCTCGTAAAGTTCTGCAACGAGCGCATCGAAAAGATGCACAACCCCCTGACCAAGGCCATCTACGCGGGTCTGCGTGATCGTGTTCTGCGCGGGTTCTTCTCTAAGGAGTACGACGGTGACTGAGGAAAAGATCCCTGTACGTCTCACCACGGCGGCTACTGCGTACACCCAGAAACACGTCGGTGGCATGCAGCCAGTAGAGACTGTCGGCGACAAGGTCTACGCTGCATTCCTCGCTGGCGCACGGTGGATGGCTGTGCGGGCCTGGTCCGAGGGTGCAGCCTGGGCCGCCGTAGAAATTGGGGCGATAGATCACGAAGACCAGTCGTGGGAGGCTCCCGGCGACAACCCGTACGCGCGGCACGACCACGCCACGCGGGACATCAAGCCGCTCGGACAGTGCCCTGGCTGTGACGAGTACCACAACCGCAACCTGGACCGGGCATGAGCTACTACGGCACCGAGTCCCACCCCAACTGCAACAGCAAGGCTGGTCACGTCTGTCAAGACCTGACCGGCAAGACATGCTGGACGGATGGATGCGAGGAACCAGCCGGGACTCTGTGGGGTCCGTACTGGTGCCCCGACCACGACGCCGAAAGATTGGATCGCATCTCAGCCGGGATGAGGTCCATACTGGAGGAGTTCAACGACACGAGCCAGTGCATAGGCACCACCGCGAAAGGTGTCCGGTGCAGGCGCACACACAAAGGCCATGCCGAAGGTGGGTATCTATGCCCCACGCATCGCTGGCAGGACGGGGTAGAAGATGGCAACAGGTAGTCCGCGTAGTCCCTGGTTTTGGCCGGTGGTAACGCTCGCCGCCCTGATCGTTCTCGTCGTCGGCGGTACGATCATCGCCCTCATCCAGTCATGACGGGACAGGCAACTGTCCGCCTCCTGGATGCACTCCAGGCGCACGGCGCGACCATCAAGCAGGCCCCCGGGGGATGGCTGGCAACATGCCCCGTCCCCTCCCATGAGGATCGCAACCCCAGTTTCTCCGTGCAGGAGGGGAACGGCATGGTCCTGTACCGGTGTCGTTCCGGGTGTGACCAGGCTGTGGTCACTGACGCGATCTACAACGTCCTCGGGCTGACGCGTGACGACCTGTACGACAACCGGCGTGGTGTCGAGTATGTCTACCGTGACAAGCCTGGCGGGCGTGACGTGCGCAAGGTGCGGCGGTTCAATGACCGTACCAGCGGCACCAAGACATTCGCGCAGGTGGGGCCACAGGCCAGGTCCACACGGGGTGCAGCACTGTACCGCCCCAACGACTTCGACCTGGAGAAGGTTCTCGACAAGGACGTGTGGATCGCGGAGGGGGAGAAGGACGCTGACATCCTCTACCGCTACGGGATCCCCGCCGTGTCCGGTGCTGCTGGTGCTGGCAACTGGGACAAGCATGATTACTCAACAGTGGCAAGGGCGGCACGGGTCACCATCGTCGTGGACGACGACAAGGCCGGGTACGAGCGGGGCTATGGGCTGTACCACCACCTGACCAGCGTGTACGACGCCAACGTGCGGCTCGTGGTTCCCATGGCAGGGAATGACGTGACAGACCACTTGCTCCAGGGTCTCACCGTGAACGACTTCAAGGAGATCCCGGGCGATCCGGATTTCGAGGAGCAGGTAGCGGAGCAGCGGCGGGCATGGAAGATCACACGCGAGGCGAAACGGCGGGACGGTCAGGCGTTCGCTGCTGCGGCTATCGAGAACTTCCACCCGAAGACGCTGGGGGAGATCCAGGACGCCACAGAGGAAGCCCGGGACTGGATCATCCCTGACCTTCTGGAGCGGCACGAGCGGTTCGTCCTGACGGGCGCTGAGGGCGGTGGTAAATCGTGGTGGATGCGGCAGGTGATGATTACCGCGGCAGCTGGGCTGAACCCGTTCTATCCGCACCTGGAGTACACGCCCGTGAAGGTGCTCGCCATCGATGCGGAGAACACCGAACTGCAGTGGCAGCGTTCCACGAAGTACCTGACGAACCTGGTGCAGGCAAAGGGTGGCAGGGATCCGCGTGACCATGTCATCGTGCAGGCGGGGTATCGCCTCGACTTTACCCAGCAGGCGCACATCGATCACGTGCACCAGCTGATGGATCTGCACAAGCCGGACATCGTGTTCCTCGGCCCGCTGTACAAGCTGGTCCCGAAGGAGATCACGAACGACGACGATGCGGCACCGCTGCTCGCAGCTCTCGATGGGATCCGGGAGCGCGGGGTGGCACTCCTGATGGAAGCCCACGCTGGCAAGTCGAAGGAGCAGGGTGGGGAACGGAACCTGGCACCTCGCGGTTCGTCGGCGTTGTTGGGCTGGCCGGAATTCGGGTACGGGCTGCGACCATTGACGAATGACCCGGGGATGGCGACGATGGTGGGATGGCGTGGGGATCGCGAGCAGCGCCCCTGGCCGAAGATGATTAGGCGCGGGGAGGCTGGGGAGTACCCCTGGGTTCCCACGAATGTTCAGGGGATGCAATGAGTAAGAAGCCTGTCTTGGTCTCCATTGCGAAGGAGTCCGTACGTGTCTTGGAACTGGCGAAGGGCGAGGACGACGTTCTCGCTGTTCCTATGGGCCGTCCGTGGCGTTATGTGGGGGACGTTTTCAGGGATGAGATCGTCATCGATGGCACGGCTCGTAAGCGCTGGTTCTCAACTACGAGCATCGATGTCACGCTGGGTCCGTTCACGACGAAACGGGAAGCCGTGACGCAGATGCTCGACTGGTACAACCTGGCGGAAGCGCACGTGAAGGACACCAGCGCACCGCTGTTCTGATTTGACCGTAGCCGTCATACCGTAGTACAATATGTACAGGACCCAAGGTCCAATAATCTACAACGAGGGAGCTGTAAGTGGATAGCACTCTGACCATTGCGGGGAACGTCGCCCGAGGCCCGGAGCTTCGGCAGACCGCATCAGGAAAGTCAGCTGTCGGCCTCACCATTGCGGTGAACAAGCGGCGGTACAACCAGGATACGAAGCAGTGGGAAGACGGTGACGCCACATTCATCGACGCCAGCGCCTTCGACACCCTCGCCGACAACATCGCCGCATCCATCAGCACAGGTGACCGTGTGATCGTCAACGGATCCATCCGCCAGGACAACTGGGTGGACAAGGAATCCGGCACGAACCGCTCCAAGCTGGTCATGGTCATCGATGAGATCGGCCCGTCCCTCAAGTTCGGCACCACCCAGTTCAGCAAGGGTGGCGGCGGCTCCCGCCAGGCTCAGCAGAACACCACCGAGGACTCCTGGGCATCGTCCGGGATCGACACGCAGACCCCCTGGTGACGATCCTCCAGTTCACCGCCTACGGGGTTCCGGCCCCGCAAGGCAGCGTGAAGTCCATCCCCCTCAAAGGCGGCAAGGGCGTGCGCACCGTAGCGAAAACGCCACGACTCGTTGAGTGGCGTGAGGTTGTTCGCCATGCTGCCGAGATGGCAGCGGGTCCCACCTGGCAGACTCAGGATGGACCGGCCATCATCCGCATGACGTTCTGGGTTCCTCGCCCAAAGAACGCGCCTAAGACGGTGGACGTTCTCCCCCTCCGTGGGGAGGACAGCGATAAGTATGCGAGGGCTACTAATGACGCCATCACAAACGCCGGGATCTGGACGGATGATAGCCGGGTTATCCGCATGGAGGTTGAGAAGCTCTATGCGGTAGGGCCAGACCTCCCCAAGATTTACGACCCGGCAATACACAAGTCGATGCCCTGTGTGGAGGTGGTTATCCGATGGATACCCAACGACGCCACATCACTCCGTGGATAGTCGAGGAGATGGTCCGCGCCCTTGAGGTCGGACAGGACACTTGCATCCTGCTCCACCCGGGGATGCTCCCGCAGAACAAGATGCCGCGGGTGCGTGTGCCGGACGGACGCCGCATGTTCCTGCACCGCTACCTGTACTGGCGGGCGACGGGTGAGGAACTGGAACCGGAAACCGCTCTCCTGCGGAACTGCAGGAACAGCACATGCCTGAACCCGTTCCACTATCGGCAGTCCCGACGCCGGTCGATGCAGCGGGTGGTGTGCCCGAACGGTCACCGCTACCCGAAGCAGGAAACGGTGAAGTTGAAGTGGGGCTACCGGTGCGTCACCTGCTACCAGGACAGGTTGCGGCGCAACAGGAAAGGTGAGCACGGGAAAGGGAAGTGCAGGAAGGGCCACCGGTTGACCGGGGACAACGTGTATTGGTACACGAGACAACGTGACGGGAAGCGCATCCGGAAGTGTCGCAGGTGCGCGAAAGAAGTACAGCAGCAGTATCGGGACAGGAAGGCAACATCACATGGTTGACGAGAAGCGGGGCCTCACGAGGGCGCAGGTAGAGCGGCTGCTCCAGCCCATCGACCCCACTCATGTGGACAAGAAGCAGGGAAAGCTGTCTTACATGTCCCAGCATCAGGTGCGTGCCGAGCTGACGCGCGTGTTCGGGCCGACCGGCTGGGACTCGCAGGTAGAGCGCATGGAGTTCCTCTGGGAAGACTCCTACGAGAACAAGGGCAAGACCTACTACCGCGCCTGCTACATGGCCCAGGTCCGGCTCAACATTCGCGACTACTGGGGGAACGCCGTCGCGTCCTTCGTGGAATGCCACGCGGAAGCGAACAGCGGCCTGCCCGACCGCGGCGAAGCACATGCCATGGCGATCACGTCCGTGGAGTCCTACGCCCTCCGTCGCGCCGCCATTGGTCTCGGTGACCGGCTCGGCCTGGGACTGTACGATGACGGCTCCACTAAGGCCCTCGTGAAGGGCAGCCTCGTCCTGGTGGACAAGGACTCCCCGCTCTATTCGGGCGGGAAGCCGACGCCTCCTAGCGATGTACCTGAGGAACCGCCTGCTCCCACGGCTCAGCCTGTCAGCGCTCGCCTGCAGAAGGCCGTACACGCGGGAGCCGGTGTTGAGTCTCGCTGACGAACTCCTGGTAGCCCTCAAGGCTCACGAGGAGGAGAGGCCCCGTAGCAAGCAGCTCACCCTCGGGCCGTCCGAGCTGGGCGGGTGCAGGGAATACATTCGCAACGTCATGATGGAAACCCCGCGGCAGGTTCCTGATGAATGGCCCACCGCGGCGGTCGTCGGAACCCTCGTGGGCGAGCACGTGGAGAAGGTGGCCGAGAAGCACATGGGGGCCATGACGGAGGTCCCCGTCGTGACAGTCCTCCCCAACGGCCTCACCGTCGCCGGTCACGCAGACATCGTGCTGTTCGAGCGCAACATGGTCATGGACGTGAAGAGCAAGGACAAGTTCGACGGTGTCAAGCGCGAAGGACCCAGCCTGGAGAACTGCGTCCAGATCAGCGTCTACGCGCTCGGGCTCGTGCAGGAGGGAATCCTGGAGGAAGGGTGCACCGCGCACCTGATCTACGTGGATCGTTCTGGGGAAACCCAGATCCTCCACGAGGAGATCCTGGACTGGGACCAGCAGCAGCAGTACATCGAGGTTGCAATGAACCGCTTGCAGGACGTGGTGGACGCGCAGGATCGCATCGACCGTGGCGAGGTGGAAGCCGCCCGGGAGTTGCGGGACAAGACGCCGCCGTTCTGCTACTCGAAGAAGGTGCAGTGTCCGTTCCGTGATGCGTGCTGGCTCGGGTCCGAATGGGTGCCGCACGAGGTGATCGAGGATCCGGACATTCTCAAGATCATCGACGTATACAAGGATGCTCGCGACACCGAGAAGATCGGGGGGAACATGCGCCGCGAATATCGCGAGAAGCTGCGTGGCGTGTCCGGGGTTACGCCGGATGGATGGGCTGTGACATGGGCCGGTTCGGAGGAGCGCCCCATGCTGTACGTGACTCGGGTTCGATGACATGGAGACGATCCTGGAGTACATCGAAGAGGTGATGCTTCCTCGGCTCGACCGGGACCGTGCGGAAAGGATCCTGTCACGTGCACGTGGCTGCGTAGACGGCTACGGCGCACAGCACAGGGCCATCACAGCAGCCCGAATGAACGGCATTGAGGCGGAAGCTGTGGAAGCTTCCGAACGCCTCCGTGCAGCCGCGTGGGACACCGTATGGGATTCCACGCAGACGGAAGCCTGGCTGATGAGTTGGGTGATGAGCCGGGTCGGGCTCGCCATCGCAACCATTGACCACGTCGGGGATGGGCACTACGGGTTCCAGGATTACATCGACCTGGTTGACCCGTTCGCCGCAGGGTTCCCCGACTTCCCGATACCTACGAAGGAGTGAGTGATGGAGATATACGAGCAGTTGACCCTGGGTGCCCTGATCGATGCGCTGGATGAGCTGGGCGATGACTACGTGCGCGGCCTCGGCAGGGAGATCGACTCCTACCGCGGCTACTACGAGCGCAACACCATCGAGCCGGATCCCGATGAGGTGAACCGGGCGAGGGTGCTGGCCGAGATCTACCGCAAGCAGATCGGCAAGTACATCCAGGGCTACAAGGGCGGTGACTACCGCGTGAGCACCGACGAGAACGTCTACTGCGCTCCCTACGGAGCCACCGGCCCCGCCATCTGCGGATTCATTCGTACCGACGATGGTGTGTACGAGCCGCTCCTGGTGCACGTTTTCCCGTGGGGTTGATGATGAGGACCGTGTTCACCTTCGGTGACATCAAGAAGGTCAGGATCATCGGACCAGACCTTGTCGGGTTCGGATCGTTCGGAACCTACCATGACGGCGTGACGCTGGAGCTGCAAGACGATGGTCAGACACTGCGGATCGCGCCCATCGAGAAGGAGGAGTCGTGAGCGAGATCGATGACCTGATCGCACGTGCGCGTGCCCGCGTGATGGGGCACCGCGACTTCGCGAAGCATGCCCGGACAAGCGCAGAGCTAGATGCCCTGTACAACGACCACGAGGAGCTGGCGAAGGCCCTTGAGGAGGCAGTCCGGGAGATGCACGCGCGGGAGCTGCACCATTTCGAGGAGGAGAAGTTACGGGCGGAAGCCGAGACCGAACGTGACGCCCTCCGCGCCGCGATCCAGCCCGTTCTCGATGCCTGGAACATCCCTGGGATTCGACCGGACTATCACGAGTGGGCAAAGCGCGAACTCTGGCGCATGTGGTCCACTCTCAGCGTTGCGCTGGACGAGATGGCCCGCGCTATCGACATGAAGGAGAAGGAATGACCAAGGGAGTCCCTGACGGATGCAAGCTCCGTGACGACTACGAAGAAGAGGAAGTCCTGGAGCCGGGGCATTGGACGGTAGCCAATCTCATCGCAATGCTCCAAGGCCATGACCAAGACGCCCGCGTGTGGATCGTGGACGACTGGGCCGTGGATAGCGATGACGACATGACCATCCACCCCATGGACATCATCCTCGGGAACAACGGCGAGGTGTTCCTGTGACCGTCAACCCGCCCATCAAGTTCCGCATCATCCCCGAACGGCTGGGGCGGCACACGGACGTGAAGCCGTTCACCATCCAGCTGTACGAACACCGCAGGCACACCGCGGACATTCTCGCAGAGAAGCTGCACAAGGCGGTCAGGAAGTACTTACTCAGCGACCGCTATTCCACCGTCGTGGACCTCGACAAGGGAGTGTTCCACATCACGCTTGGCCGTCACGGTCAGGGCACTATCGAGAAAGTTGAGGAGGAGTAATGAGCAAATCATCAGCGCAAGATCTACTGGACGGCCTCGGCAGGCTGGGCGTGGAACTTGCGGCACGTTCAAAAGAAAGCCTGGCACGGGGGGACACGGCCATGTCTGGCGCGTGTGGTGTCGTCGTCGGCTTCATCCAAGACATCGGACCAAGGTTGGAGCATGCGTTCAACCACGGCGCTGACATCGGCGTAGGCGCGGAACTCGACCAGTTCTACGCGGGGATGCGCGACTCCATCAAGGAGGGGGAGTAATGGCAAGTTACACAAGCCGGATCATGGCTGACCTGGAGAAGCAAGGCGCGAAGGTGCGCATGACAAAGAAGGGGATCATGGTGACCACGTCATACGGATCAACCACCCTGCACAACACACCCAGCGATCACCGGTACCTACAGAATGACGCCGCGGAGTTGAAGCGGATCGGCCTGGAACACCCGGACGTGTCGAAGCCACAGAAGCCGAAGCAGAAGAAAATGCACGCTCACATGGCAGGGGAATATCCCGATTACATCAAGAACGATGTGTCGCAATCGTTCATCCGCCAGGCCCGCAAGGAGCTGTGGGAGAAGGGTTGGCCGCTGGAGGTAACCACGTCCGACCTCAGTGTCGCCAAGACGGTAGGCACGAAGGGTGCAATCCTCTACTCACTCGGATACCGCTGGCACCCCGAGGGGAAGAAGCGTGGCCGGTTCCTCATCTGGGTCGCACCCGATGAAATCGTGAAGGCCCACCATGAACTCAAGAAGGTCCGGGAGACGGGTGGACCGAGCCCGCTGGAGATGGCTAAGCGTGCACGGTTGGGTGCGAACCTACCGCCCCTTGACTTCGTGAAGCCGGTAGGACACGAGGGGGAACATCATCCCGTGAAGTTCAACGAGGGGGATATCCCAGTCCCGGAAGTGAAGGTGGTTCATGAGTTCATGCCCGAGGGTGCCATCGTGAACCCGACACCCCAGCCGGAACCCGAGGTGGTTGTGCACAAGGAGGCGGACATGGAGTTCATCGATACCCGCGACAGCTGGGTGCTCGGCGAACTCCCCGGCTACACCACGATCAACTCCATGAGGGAGATGGCGAATGCCATGGGCCTGGAGCTGGAGATCAGGGTGTGGCGGAAGAAGACAGAGGACTGACATGGCCCTCGCAATCATCGGCATCGCAACCACGATGATCCTCCTCGGAGGCATCGTCACCCTGCTCGCCATCATCGTTTTCGGAGCGAACAACAAGCTTCGGAAGTCCCGCAAGAATGACCCTGAAAGGTAAACCGTGTTCCTCTTCATTCTCGCCTGCGTCGCGGCGCTGGTGATCGTCATCGCCATTGGCACGGCGGTGTTCTCCGAAGATTTCCGTTTCGGTGCCATCATCGTCGCCGTCATCGCACTCATCGCTGGCGCTATCTGCTTGTTCTTCGCCACGTTCTACTCGAACAGTCAGGGCGAGGCGAAGGTGCTGGTGAACAACGTTGACCGTTCCATCGTCGGCACTGTGACCGAGCCGATGGCCGGGTTCAAGGCCCCGTGGATCGACTACGAGGCGTTCGACCTGTTCAGCCAGGAACTCGTCTACGCCGGGTCGAAGAATGACGCCCCGTCGTACACGGGCGGATCCGTGAACGGGGCAGAGGTGACTGCCTCCGTGGGCGGTGCGAGTGGCGGATCCACGCAGGCGAACATCGACATCGCGATCACCTACTCCATCGACCCGAGCAAGGTGGCTGACATCTACAAGACGTACCGCACGCAGGAGCGTTTCACGAAGCAGGTGATCGAGAAGACGGTACTCGCCACGATTCGTTCCGTCCCGTCGCAGTACACGACCACCCAGTTCCGTGGTGACAAGCGCACCGAGGCGAGCGACAAGATCACCTCGGCCCTCAAGAGCAAGCTGGGGACGCAGGGTGTGGAGATCGACTTCGTCAACATTCAGAACATCTCCTACCCGGCTGAGGTCGAGAAGGCGTTGAAGGCGGTGGAGGTCGCGAACCAGAAGCAGCAGCAGGCGGAAGCTAACCTGCGAGCGGCGGAGGTCAGCGCCCAGCAGAAGGTGGTGGAGGCGAAGGCCGAGGCAGATGCCAACGCCGTCCTGGCAGCGTCGCTCACGGAGCCGATCCTGCGTCAGCGGATGATCGACGCCATCTCGAAGTCGGGGAGCACGATCATTGTCCCCGACACCTTCACCAGCCTGGGGAACCTGACCAAGTAGCAGACAGGTGGTGGCGTGGACAGCGACATAAGAATGAGGGCGACCGCGCTGGCTGGCTGGGCGCGGACGATGATAAGTCTCCCTCATCGCCACCCCCCTAGGAGGAAATCGTGCTCAAGCGTTACGTGCCTAAGTTCGTCCAGATGGTCAAGGACACCGTCCAGCGTAACTACTACACGCCACCGGACAGTGAGATGGAAATGTACTGGTGGGACAACTGCGCCCCTAAGTGGCAAAGCCGGGTAGGCAGGGCAAAGCTGGTCAACCACGAGGCGGCGACCAGGGCCTCGGAGCTTCTCGACTCCATCAGCCTCGCGGCATACCCGAACGATCTGGACATGAAGGATCTGATCCGGGATGCGCGTGACGCCGCGGATGCCTTGTGCCGCGCTATCGCTCGCGACAACTGGGACCGCATGGAAGGCAAGAAGTGAGCGATGACGAGAAGGTGATGCGCGTTGCCGCAGCCATTGCGCAGGCGTACGAGTTCGACGGCACCGTGAACAAGTACGACGTGCAGGCGGCTGAAAGTTTCCTGGCATCGGACATCCTGGCCGACATGCTGGATGAGGCGTGGGGGCTGGGGGTGGATGCAGCTTGGAATGCATCCCAGCCATTCCTGCGCCCCATGCGGAGCCCATACAGAAAGGAATCGACATGACGTACAAGTGGAAGGCGTTCTGCCCTGAGTGTGACTCGAAGAACGACGGATACACCGGAGTCTCCGATTCGACCGCAGTGCCCGAGGATGGCGACATCTCCATCTGCGCGTACTGCGGGACGATCTCGAAGTTCGCCATCGCTAACGACGTGGTCAAGCTGGAGCGAGCCAGCGATGAGGAGATGAAGCACCTCATGGAGAACCCTGACATTCGCCGCGCTCTTGCCAGCCTGCGCGCTGTTGGGGCATCCAATTGAGCGACACTAAGACAGTCCACAAGAAGATCCTCCGCCCATGCGCCCGGTGCGGGATTCTGCGACAGGTAAACGGCAGGCCGTCCAACCTGTGTCGTGACTGCTCGGGGAACATGACCCCCGAAGAAAGGAAGGTTTGGAATGAATGAAGTAGAGATCGATAAGCACAAGGATGTCAGTCGCCGGAACATTGCTGTCGGCTTCGGGTGCCTGGGGTTCGTGGTCATCACAGTGGCTGTCATCGTGCCCCTCGCCATCTTCCTGTACCGTCTCGCGTTTGGGGTGAACTGACATGGACCATGTGTGCACCATTGAATGCTTCCGGGCTGGCGTCGTCATGTCGCATACTTACGCCACCGCCAGAGCGCGTCAGGACCGCTTGCTCAAGATCAAGGAACACAAGAACAGTCGGGTACGCGGACGTATCAAGCTGAGGGTGGGACACCTCGCCGGATGGGGGACAGGGGCATGAGTGAGAAGGATGTACGCGAGCGTATCCAGCAGATTGATACCCTCCGCAGGACCATCGAGTCGATAGACGCCATGCTGGATGGCATGTTCATCACCGCTGACGTTTCCATGGACGTTCCCCGCACGGTACGTCGCCGCCTCCGCTACCAGAACCGTGTCGAGGAGTACAAGATGAACACGGAGGAGGTCCGCATTTTCAACGACTACCTGAGAACCAGACGCTACCAGCTGGAGAAGGATGTCCAGAAGCTGTCGGCTGAGTTTGAATCCTGACAGACGAAAGCCCCCGAGCACATGGAGTGCAAGGGGGCTTTCGTCTGCAAGTTCCACCGCTCAGAGGGTGTAGGCGTAGATGTACCCGAACGCCACGAAAGCGCGGGAGGCGTCGGGGGTGATGTGCGTGGCGGTCCACACCTTGCCAGCCGACATGTTCACGTACTGCCAAGACGTGTTCACGTCGTAGGAGAGGTACACGCCACTCTGGTAGGTATCGGCGATGATCGCCTGGTACCCATTGGACGCGACGGAGATGTGGTCCCAACGTGCTGACGGGGGCGGGGCATATCCGCCCGTGACACCCCACGAATCGCCCGTGTCACCCGAGACCCACGTGCCGCCGAAGGAATCGGAACCAACCATGTCGGACCCATCTGTGGACATACCCACATAGAGCCAGCCGTTGTTGCGCGGCTCGTCGTAGGAGCCCCGAGCCCAGGCGCGGAAGACGCCCCACGTGGTACCACCATCCTTGCTGATCCGGAACCCGTTGACGCCGTTCATGTAGCCGTTGGCGTAGATGACGCTGCCGTTGCCGGAAATGCTCACAGGCGTGTTCCAGATGTCCGTGTCCGATACGTCAATCGGGGAGGACCAGGTAGTACCCAGATTCGTGGACGTGTACACCTTGCCGCCCCGGCCAAGGACGATCTTGGCGAGGGTGGAATCACCTGCCAGATTTATCGTCTGCGTGGAGGTTGACGGGATGGTGGGCGTGGTGAAAGACGTTCCGCCATTGCTGGACACCAGGAGGATCTTCGTGTCCGACGTGATGGCTGCGATCTTGCTGCCGTCAGCGGAGGTGATGACATCCGCCCACTTGCGCGATCCCGCCGCCGTCAGGGCCGTCCAAGTAGCTCCCGAGTCCGTAGACCGGTACAGGTTCCCCGCCGTGTTGATGCCCGCAGCGGCCACCAGAATGGCCCCATTCGTGGAGGAGGAAATGGCGGCCCACTCGCGGTTGCCCGCGCTCGTGAGGGCAGTCCAGGGGATCGTAGTCGGCTCCGTGTAAGCGGTCGCCGAGATGGTCCCGCTGGTCGAAACCTTGATGCGCCACTTGCCTCCGGAGCTGTCCTCCAGAATGATCCCCGTCTCGGGTCCAGTCGGGTAGTCTCCGAAAGGATCCACGCCGATGGGGCGGCGAATGTGAAGATCACGCGCCCCGATCTGAGCCTCCTCGTGGCGGATGATCGCCGGGGCATTGCCGTTGTACCCGTAGCCGTTGATGGAGGTGTTGTCCGCACCCCAAGGCTTCGGGCCAGATCCGATCTGGACGGATCGCTGGCCAAGAGCGCTGGCGTCCTGTCCTATGGCAACAGACTTTGTGCCATACGCCTTGGACGCGGGGCCGATGGCGACCGAGTCAGTGCCGGACGCTTCCGCTCCAGTCCACGAGCCGATGGCGATGGAGTTCTCGCCGTCCGCGGCGGCGCGCCAGCCGATGGCGACGCTGTAAGGGCCTCTTGCACTGGACCATCCCGCTGCCAGTGTCCCGTCCATCCCCGTGAACGCGTCAGCCGTCATGGTGTACGTGTGGTCCAGGACGGGGTCGGCAGGGATGGGGCCACCCACGGACCCGATGGGCACGGTCATGCCATTCTGGAGCGTTGCCTGCATGACGCCGCTGCTGATCGTGAGGCCGGTGATCGCCAGGCCGCCCGACGTCTCCAGACCATTGACGAACGAGGCGATGGCATCTGCCCACGCCTTGAAGGGGATGAAGTAAGGGTTCGTCCCCCGTGCCGGGATCTGGGTGTTGAACGGCATGGCCTACCTCACTGGGCGCTCGGGAACACGGCGAGAATCGCCGCCCGCAGGTGATCGTCGGTGACAGCGCCAGGGTTCAGCCCAGGCGGGAGGGCGCGGGTGTCCGACAGGTATTCACTGCGCACCGCATTCGCGTAGGCGTGGACTGCAGTGACGGTCGTCTCCTGGCCAGCCACAGTGATGGGGGTGGATACGATCCTCCCCAGCTGGCCGTCGATTGCCGCGGCGGGCGATAGGATCCCCAACTGCTCCGCCGCCGCGACAAGACGGTTGCGCAGATCGCCGTCGTCACGTGCTGCGATGTGTTCAGCGGTGGTAGGCATGATGCTCCTTCATTTACCAGGTTGCGATGGCGACGCGCTTCCACGTGTTCGTGGCAACGCAGATGTAGATGTAGTTCGCATCATAGGCGCGCTGGCCCGCAGTTCCAGCAGCCGTGGCCGTGGCGGGCACAGCTGCCCAGGCCACGTTGAGGCCGTCAACATACCCCTTCGTGGCGATGTCTCCCGCAGCAGAGGGGGTGGCGACCTGAGCGCGCCCGCTCGCATCCCGGAGCATAACGGTGTTCGCCGTGGCCGCAGCAGTCATGGCGGCAAGGTATCCGCCGTTGACCCAGTTCAGCGGGATGCGGGTCCAGGTGTTCGTGGCCGTGCAGATGTAGAGGTAGCTCGCGTCGTAAGCCCTCTGTCCAGCCGTGCCGGTAGCGGTCGCAGAAGCGGGAGCCGCAACCCACGTGACATTGAGTCCATCCACGTACCCCTTAGTGGCAATGTCACCAGAAGCGGAAGGCGTCGCCACCTGCGCGCGACCAGCGGAGTCACGCTGCACAACGGCGCTGGCAGTCGCGGCAGACGTGGCGAGGCCCTGGGTGTCACGCTCGATAGTCGCGTACACCGTGTTTCCGTACCACGTGAACGTGACGATATCGGTGGCGTTAGCGGCGGTGGACAGTGCGAACCCCGGGGCACGCTTCACGCTGGCAGGGATCGTCAGCGTGCGCCCTCCCGTGGCGTCCTGGATGAGCACGAGGACAATCTTGCTCACCTGCCGATACCCGTCAGGCGTCAGAGCGGTGAACGTGACATTCAGGTTTGCATTCATGTTGATGCGGAAAACCTGCGTGCCGTAAAGGTAGTAGGAACCCCCAGCACCGTTCGAGAAGTCGAAGTTGAGCGGGTTCGGCTGCGCAGATGCGTTCAGCGTGTTGACCGGGGCGACGCCAGACTGAGCGTTCACGTAATACGCAGATGTTGCGTTGTACAGCCCCGCAGCACCGGCCTGTGGGGCAACGGGCACAGTTATCTGCCCTGCCCCATTCTTGACGACGATGTTGCCGGGATCTCCGATGTACCTCGAAACCCAGCTCTTTGACGTGTTGTCCCACACAAGAAGCGTTCCATCGAATGCCGCGGTGGGGAGCGAAATGGGAGCGAATGACCAGTACGGCGCAGCTTCGTAGTTCTGCCACGCGGTAGCACTCAGGAGGGTAGGCCCGCCCCCACCACGAACGTACGTGAACAGGGCCATAACCTGCTTCACGCCGGGGATGATTTCATCGTAATCCACGATGAAGATCTGGCCCGCGTAGTCCGTGGGTGCCGGATCCAAATATGCATTCGGATCCATGGGGGGATTCATCGCCCTGGCGGGATCCCAGTGGAAGATTGCCGGACCAGCCTTGGTCACATTTTGCAGGTCGCCAGCCTGGTAGACGTGGAAAATCTGGTCATCCACATACTTCTTGTTGGCAATGTGGACGTCGTACGTCGGCGTAGTGACAGCCGAGTTCCCCGTGGCGTCTCTGCCCATCACACTGTGGGGGGTGGAGGTAGCATCGGGAAGCTCTACCTGGAATGAATATCCACTGGACGAGGTAGAATCGGCGCGAGCTACGAGGATGACTCCGTCCTGATACGGCTGGGCCGGGAACGGCGCTTTCCAAATTGTCCACGCATTCTGCGTGGTATCTGCCGGATAGTACCTGGCCGTGAGTTCATCACCATGGTCCGTCACCACAAAGAACTCGATGGCCCAAATGACGCCAGAATCAAGAATGTGTCGAATCTCGCCGGACCATTCATTCCCCGCCCCGACCCATTCGTAGTATGCCTTGTAGTAGTCCGGAAGGTCCGGATCGTACGTCACGTCGGCGCTGTAATGCCACACGGCGGGACCAGGCTCTGCGTTTGCCAGCTCACTGATCTGCTGGAAATGCAGAATCGGCTTCCCCACCGGCCCAATGTCCAGGTCGGTGCCGCCATGGGTGAAGAGGTGCAGCTCCTCGTTCGTGATCGTGCCGCCCACAACAGCCGGATTGAGGGCAACATCAACGTCACCCGCAGCCGCTTCCGCGCGATCCGCCGCGGCGTCCGCCCGGTCAGCATCCTCCTCTGCGGCTGCGGCTGCCGCCTCCGCACGGATGCGCTCTGCCTCGGAAACGATGATGACCGTATCCGGGTATGGAATCGGAGGCTGTGCCGTGTTCAGATCCAGCGGTGCCAGTGGTGTGTGCGTGTTCTCCACGCGCACCGGGAACACCGGCATGGAGGTGCCGTCCGAGAAAGTGACCCGCACGTTGTACAGGCCGGTGACCAGCCAGCCAGAGATCTTTCCATCCTGGGTGAACTCGATCTTCTCGGTAATCCGGCCAGCCGTGCGCGAAGGGTCAGCGAGGTGACGGATCTGATGCGGCATGAAGGTGACGCACCCGAGGGCGGGTCGATCTGTAGGCGCAGGGGATCCCAGGGGGTGGATGAACGTACCAACCACATAGCCGTAGTCGTCAGCCATCGTCAGCCCTTTCGTCCCCTGCGCGTAGGATATCAGTCGCCCTGCGCGTAGTTCACGCCATTGCTACCGATAGCCTGCAACTTCTGTGGCAGACCCGTGGCCTTCCAAAGGCCGAGGTACATACCAACAGAGGTGATGAACGCAGGCAATGCCAGGAGCAGGCCCCGGCCAAGGTCGTACGTCACACCCTCCTGGACTGCCCGGAGCAGTTCGGTTCCGAGGGTGGAGATGAGCGTGAACACGGCGAGAAGCACGGCGCGCACCCAGGACTTGGAATCGAGCTTCGTCACCAGCCCGACCAGCAGGGGCAGGAGGCTGGACACGACCAGCTGGATAACCAGGGCGGGGTCAAAGGTGATGGTCATTTCTTCTGTCCTTCCATGAAGTTCACGACCGCGTCAGCCAGTCGTCCTAGATCCCCCCGGAGCGCGTTCATGCCCTCCTCGGTAGACTTTCGCAGACCGCCGATCTCCGCACCGACAGACTTGCGCAAATCGGAGATATTCACAGCTTGTGTGTGCAGGCGTTCATGCGTCTCCCGACGTGAATCTTGTAGTTCCCCGCGGATCTGCTTGATGTCGTCCTGGATGTCCTTCACGTCCGTCTTCACATCTGCGACTTCCTCCTTGATATCCGCAGCATCGGAAGCTGCACTCGCCGAGGAATCCTTCACCACGTCCACGTCCGCTCGGAGGTTTGTCTTGTGGCTGTTCTGGACCTGGTGACGTACGTCGTTCTGCCGCTGGAGGATGATGCTCATGAGAGTTACCGCACCACCAATCAGCGCCAGCAGGATCTTGGTGACACCATCATCGAGAAATGTGTCACCGTTGGGGTCTGGAACGTTCGACACCCAGATGATCGCAGCCCCCGTGCCAACAATCCCCAACCCCAGGACCATCCACTCTGGGAGTCGGAACCTCCGGTCATCCTCGCCGCTCACGACAGGAAGCCCTCGATATCGGTGGCGAGCTTCTCCAGCCACGCGCGCGGTACCTCTACCTCCTCCGGTTCCGGCTCGGGCTCAGGCTCGGGATCAGGTCCAGCGGTGACAGGGTTCTGTCCGAACTCGGCGACGGTCGCGCGGAGGAAGTCCACCTGACCGCCCCACTGGCCATTGCAATACTGCTGGATCTGGGCGCGAGAATCCCACTTGCCACCAGACCAGGCGTACGTCTGGAAACCCCAGGTGATGAGGCCCGCGTCGAACATGAGGGTGAGCACGTTGTACCCGGCGTAGAGGCCGACGCGCTGGAGGCCGATGACCTCCGCGATGGCACGCAGAGCGTCGCCGATCTTGTTCAGGTCGTCGCCGGAAGCGTCGTAATCCACATTGAAGTAGATGGGAACCTCGCCGAGGCCCAGCTTCACCCGGTACTCTTCTGCCGCCTTCGCTACCCGCAGACCAGCCTCACGCCCGCCAGCAAGCTCCTTGCCGTCCTCCTCGTAGATGAAGAACACGGTGAACCCGTTGCGGTGCAGCTCGGCAAGCTCGGTGACGCTCAGCCCCTTGTTAGTCCGACCATCCGCGTACTTCTCGTTCCACAGGTAGCGGCCAGCAACCTTGAAGCCGAACGAGGAAAGCTCGGTGATCGAGGGGCGCGAGAACGAGTAGTCGATGCCCTCCCACTGGGGGTTGGCCGGGAACCCGCGACCATCCGAGCAGGAACCCCACAAGCCGTCCGTGTCCATGCGGTTCTTGCCCTGCCACACCGTGACGGCCTGCGCGGTGGGCGCATCCCACTTGCCGGTGACGGGTGCGCCGACAAGCTTCTGGATGTCCGACGTAGGGCGAGACGTGTAGTTCCCGTCGTTCGGGTCAGGATCCGGCTCGGGGTCCGGATCGGGATTCGGGGGAGTGATCGGCGCAGTCCATGCACCGGTCCACGTCTCGGGTCCGATCAGGCCGTCTGCCTTGTAACCCTTCTCCTTCTGGAAGGCGAGCGCCGTGCGGCCCGTCTCCGTGTCCGTGCTGTCGGAACCCTGCGGTCCATACAGTCCATCGGGGTCGATGGTCCACCCGCGGTCCTTCATGCGCTGCTGCCAACGGCGGAGGTCTTCGCGGTGCCCGTGCCACCCGGAAACGGACTCGACGCCACCCTGCTCGGGGCCAAAGTAGGAGCCTGCGGGGAGCGGGAACGGGGGGACACCGGTCTCCTGCTCTGCCAGAGCCCTGTCAACGTAGTCGTTCGTGTTCGGGCCGTAGACGCCGTCCACGTTCAGGCCAGCCTTGCCCTGCACGTCACGCACGGCTGCCTGCGTATTGGCCCCGTCGTAGCCGTCAGCGCCGTCCGGGCCGAGATCGTAGCCGAGCTTGATGAGCTTCTGCTGGGCGGCGACAACCCAGTCGGCACCGTAGAGGTTGCGCGCGGGCCACTGCAGGCTGGTGTCGCCGCCGCTGCTGCCACCAATGTCACCACGGAAGGTCTTGTGCCACGGCTCCCCAAACAGGTAGCCCTCGTTCTCGAAGCCGTAGTTGCCTGCGTTCCAGCGCATCCAGTTGTCGCGTGCGGTGCCAGCCCACGTCACGCCAGGGTCGTCGCAGCTGTCGTAGATGTCGATGGAGCGGGGGCCATTGGGACCATCGATCTCATGGTTAGAGGTGCCAGGCTCGGCCACGCGTGGGGGTGCGTAGCCGCGGGCTACGTATGCATCCCACTCGGCCTGCTGCTCTTCACGGGTGCGGGACCCGTCACGGACATGCAGGGAGCAGCCAGTGTCGCGCTCGAAATCGGCGGCCATGCGGTAGAACGCCGCGGCCACATTCACCTCGACCCGCTTGCCGTCGATGCTCGTGAACTCGTACGCCATGATCGGTGTCCTCTCCACCGACATGCTACAGCCGTTAGTTGCTGACGACAGGTATTACGGGGCGGGCGGATTTAGCACGGCATTGATCGCGGTCTCCAGATGCGTATCAGTCACGGCCCCGAGGTTTGCGCCAGGGGCGGGAGGGGTGGCCGCAATGTGTGCTTCGCGGGTTTCCTTCGCATAGGCGTACACGCTGACAATGGTGTCATAGGGTCCAAGTTCTGCCTGCATCAGGTCAGAGAGGTGCTGCTGTACCCACTCCGCAGGACTGGGGATTTTCATCATCTCCGCCTGTGCAATGAGACGCATGAGGAGGTCACTGTCCTGTTTGGCGCTGATGTATTGCTGCGTGGTAGGCATGCTATTTTCTCCTAGCTGGTTACGAGAGGTGGTCCGATGTATTCCATTGTCATGAAGCTCTCCGCGTCACCCACGGTCCAGGATGCCGCGATGGTTTGGAAGTAGCAACGTCCGGTCGGGAAGAGCAGGATGTTCTTGAAGTCGAATGTGGCAATCTGCCCATAGCCGCTAAGGAGGGGGGCGGGCTGGTCGCGGATGACAGCCGGGTTGACCCCATCGAGATACGCGAAGCGCCAGACACCGGTCCCTGCTCCGCTCGGCAGTGTCATGCTGACAGCGCAGCGGTAGCGGCCAGCGAGGTTCGTGCGGATAGTGGCGAGATCCCCGGGGAGCGGGCGGTCGATGAGCGTGGAGCTGCGCCACGACCCACCCGTGCCGAAGTTGTTCCAGTTCGTGAAATAGGAGCCATTGCCGTGCGCTTGGCCGCCCGCCGCCATCAGCTTCCCGTACGGACCGTCATCGCCCACCGGATACCACCCCGCAGGCGCGCCAGATGCAAGTCCTCTTACCGTGAGGCCAGCAGAACCAGTGGGTGCGTAGTAGCTTTCCGTCCACCCAGTGTCCGTATTGATCCAGGTGAGCTGCGAGTTTGCAAGATATACCTGCTCCGCGACGGTGGACGGGGGAGGAAAGTCGGCGTCCCGCTGAGCGATGGACCCGCGACCCAGGCCAGAGATGATCCCCTTCCCGAGGCGGCGCTGGAGGAGATTGATATCGCGGCGCATCTCCGCGAGCATGCCGCGAGCCGACTTGTCGATAGTCATGTGGTCACGCTCCTAGAGGAGGTAGTCGGCGGATCCGGAAGTCCACGGACCCGCTCCATTGAGGGTGATCTGGATGGTGGCCCAGCTGTCCCCGAGCACGGAGGCGAGCGCCACATCAACACCGTTAGCCATGGTGCCACTAACCGTGAAGTCGTGGTACTCACCGGACCCCACATTGTAGAAGCCGTCCGGGATGTGCTTAGTGTCATCGGAGGGGGCAGGGGAATTGGTGCCCGGGTTCACCGTCACAGTGACAGTATTGCCGACACGCGTAAAGGTGGCTGTCGTCCCATCCGCCCAGGTGAGCGTGGCGGGCTCGGGAATGATCTCATCAGAGTCCGCCTTGTTCGCGGGGCTGAGTGTCACCTGGACGGTCTCACCATCGGAGTTCTCCGTCACAGTCACCAGGTCCAGCTTCTGCGTCTGCTGCATGCGTCGCGCGTTCAGCGTGGCACGGAGGGGCATCTGCACTCCGGGGAAAAGATCATCGACCGTCAGGTCGTAGGACAGCCGCAGGCTGGAGTTGTCGGGGATGCGGACCTCAACCGGGACGGGCGTGCGCCCCGCAATGTTGCGTGCAGCCTGCGAGTCGAGTTCCTGCTGCGTCGGTGCATCCGTGCCCTCCTCGTTGTAGACGGTAAAGATCTTCGTCCACGGCCCGTAGTAACTGGATGCCGTACCAGCCTTGCCGTATGTCCCATCATCGGCAACCACGTACGCAATCTCGGTGTGGTCGGACCCATACGCGGTGATGATGATCTCGCCGAAGAAGTCCGCCTCCGTGAGGATGCGCGTCTTCCCCAGGGAACGCGACGTGTCCCAGATATGGATGGCGCGCCCTACGGCGGCGTAGTCGATTCCGGAAGCGCGGGCCAGAGAGTCCAAGTGCTCACCCACGGTCATCTCGAACGGTGCCGTCTTCGCTGTGGTCCGCGCCTCATTGGGGAAGTGGTGCACAGACAGGTAGGGGAGCACGTTCGCTGGTGCGTCGATTGTCTCCCAGACCACCATTTCATTCTGGATGATCTCCTCGATACGGGTGGTCACCTCTGTGGCATTCGCCCCGGCATTGTTGTACGCCTGCGTCAGCGGCGTCCCGAAGAGGTACTGAGTCACGTCGTGTGCGTAGATCTCCACAGAATCAGAGCGCCACGCCACGCGCATGATCGGCCCCTCCCATACGCGGACGTTGCCACGGTAGATCACAAGCTCATGCCGCTTCGGCTCGATGAGAGCCAGCTGGTCTGCCTGAGCCTGACATGCGCGACCAGCGATGACGACCGTCGCCTCGCTCGTCTCGTCACGGCGGCGCGACCACTGCACACTGAAAGCGTCGATCAGGGAAATGAGGCGCTTCGTGCCCCCCCGGTCGTAGATCTCGGCACGGTGATGCTGAACACAGGGACCGCCATACGTGGATGCCACTGGCCCTCCTAGAACCGGTTCGTCAGAGCTACGTCTACAGTGAGGTTACCCGCGGGTGCATCCAGGGGAACATCCACGCTCATCAGGTATGCGATGCCACACTTCATGATGGGCCACGAGGCGGGTCCACCACCCGACCCGAACAGAAGGTGGTCGGCGCGCACCGTCTGATCGCCCACGGTGGCGCGAGCCGTCTCCGAGACCCCGTCCAGGACGAAAGTTGCACCCGGGGGGATGAAGGAGACAATCTGCTCAGACACCCAGTCCTGGGATCCGATGAAGGAATCGGGGTCCAGTTCGTCCGGGTTCTCCCACAGGCGAATGCGCGCCTGGCGGGTAGCCTGGTTGCCGCTCGTCAGGGTGATCGTCGGGACGTTTGCCAGCCACTTAGCGATGTTCTCCGCGGGGATGATCGCCCAATAGCGACGCCACGTCCCCACCTCATCGATGCACTCGTCTTCGATGATCGGAGGCCGGGGAGGTGCGGGAGGGGGCGGGCAGTCCGGGTCTGCGAGCGGGTCCACGGTAGAGGTGAGCACCACCGTTGCAGTCGAAGTGGACTCGTCGGGGGTGCCCAGCCAGTCGTACGTAAAGTTCGCATCGTCCGGGGTAGCGCCGTCGAAGTACGGGTAGAGACCCAGGGAAAGCATGGCGTTGTCAGCGATGACAACATCGCCACCCACCCACGCCGTCCACCCCGTGCCCGCCACGTCGGTGAAGAACAGGGCTGCCTCAACCGCACCGGCAGGCGCTGTTGCCGACACAACAAGGCGCGTCCAGAGGCCGGGGTTGGGTCCAGTCAGGACGCTGTCCCCCATGTCCGTACCCAGGCTGGTGCCGCTACCGTCGAACCATTCGATGCCAGCGCCCATGAGCTGATCCCGAGCGGGGATCTGCACATAGATGGACCCGTTGTATCGGCCACCCTCGGCGACCTGGGACCGGCTGTCAGTGCGCTGGCGCACGATGATCTGACCAGGGGCGGTCGTGTCCGCGGTGTACGTGATGCGTGCAGCGTAGGTACGCGTGCGACCACCCACCTGCTGGGAGAGGATTCCTCCGTAGCCAGTGGTGATCGCCCACCCCCTGACACTCTTGCCGTTCGCCTGGCTGACGGAGTTGTTGGTAGTGCCGAGCCACGAGAAGGTGGCGTCACCAGTCGCCGCACTGGACCCATCGAAATACGTCCCGGGGCTCGTGTTCGGATTAGGCTGCTGCACCGCCTGCCACGAGCTGTAGGGAGACGTGTAGGTGACGCCGTTCTGGGTAACCCGCGCAGCGACTCGCCATTCATAGATGGTGCCCTGTGCAAGCCCGGTAGCCGTGTAGCTGGAGGTGCTGAACGAGTAGGACGTGACGGGCGTCGTAGTCCCCTGCACACGTCGATCCACCAGCCAGGTATCCACGGATGGCATGGTGTTGCTGAGCGTGGGCGTCAGCGTCGCAGATGTCCCCTGGATGGAAGCGGCGACGTTCATGGTGGAGGCGCTAGCGGCGAGAGTCGTGCCCTTCGCTACGGAAGACCACGGGCCAGCACCGATGGCATTCACACCACGCGCGTGCCAGTTCCACTCTGTTGCGGGGAGGAGGTCATTGCGCGTCGTCGTCCCCGAAGAGGTGCCGAGACCGGTGGGCGCACCACCAGTCGGCCAGCACTCGTATTCCCAGCGGATGATTCCGGATCCGCCGTCTCCGTTGCCAGTGAACTGGTAGCGCATCCCGCGCGTCGTGATCTGGTCAGGGGTGCCCGAAACATTACTCGGTGCGGGGGGCACGGTCGCCACCGACTGATAGCCGGAAACGCCACCGTACCCGGCACCGCTCGTGTCCGTGTTGAAGTACCCGGCACAGAGCGCGCTGCCGACAGCGCCCACGTTGTAGCTGCCGCCGCCGATGTACTGCTCGCCGATGGGACCACCGGCAGGCCCCTGGAAGTTGTATGAACCCGATGCGACAGATACGCCCTGGATGGTGACGTTGTAGGTGGCTCCGCCGTTGTACGAGGTGTATCCCACCGATCCGGTGCGCTGCCAGTACAGGCTGACGTTGACAACCGTGCCGCTGTTCGAGGTGTAGATGACGACCTCGTAAGGGCCGGTACCATCCATCGCTGCTGCATAGCGAGGCATTGCGGTGCTCCTTACGGGATGGTGACGGCCAGGGCGTCGGCGAACAGATTGACCACGTTCCCACTAGCAATACCAGAAACGGCTACGGTCACGTACACGCGCGCCTGTGTTGCCGTGGCGGGAGGGAGAATGTGAGACTTCGTAACGGCCCCGCCGCCCGCGGGGGCGGTACCCACTGCATCCGTGCGCAGGACAGTGTTGGATGCGTTCAGCCAATCCACCGAGAACGACAGGGAGCTGAGCGTAGGGGTTCCCGTAGTAGCCAGGGCGGCACCCCACATGTTGACCGAGTAGCGCGTTCCCGTAGGGACGGACGGGAGGGCCACTGTCTGCAATGCGGACATGGTTCCCGTTCCCGTGGTGGTGGACGTGAAAACCACCTTGTAGGAGGCCGTTCCCACGGCGGCAAGCTCAGTGCTGCGCGATGCCGACATCTGCCCTGCGGTAATGACGCCGGACTGCCCGAAGGACCAGCCCGTTGCATTGGTCTCGCTGGAAGGGTTCGTGGAGTAGTTCTGCGCCAGAATCACGGTGGAACCACCGTCGAGTTCCATGGACGGATACGGGATCAGGTTGTACCGGATGTCCTCCACAATGCTCGGGGTGGTGACGGGAAGATCGACAGTGCGAGTAACCCCGTACACCCACGGGCGCATGGATGTAACGGTGAACTCGATGACCTCCCCTACCGCATCTTCACGGGCGAATTCCTGGATGGTGAGCGGCCCGGACGTGGTCACTGCCCCATGCAGGAACCGGCGCTGTGCGTCAACGGCCTCTTCCCACGCCGTGTCATCGCCACCACCGAAATCGCCCTCACCGAAAGACCCCTCACCGAAACCCTCCGAGGTGGACTCACGGGTAGGGGGGCACGCGGCGAAGAATGCCATGTCCGTCGTGCCGCACTCCTCGCCGTGCTGTCCGCAGGCATCCGGGTCTAGTGCCGCCTCCAGCCAGGAGCGCCCATAGGAGAGGGCGTCCCGACCGCGGGCGAGAATGGCCGCCCGGACACGCACAGATCGGACGCCCTTCCGGATGGAGCCAATAGCGCCACCGTCTGCAAGACCCTCTGTCACCTGGACCTGACGGGTGGAGTCTTTCACTCCGGAGAACCCCAGCCCGAACACGCCGTAGAACCGCTCAGATTCAGGGCGGGTCGGGTCGTACCACGGGGCAGCCTGGATGTTCTGCGCCTCGTATGGCCCATCGCCCAACGCCTCCCGCAGGGACTCACATTCGTCGCTCACGAGCCACGGGATAGGGCATGACGCGGAACGGCTAATGCCGATGGCACGAGAGTTGTTGATGACCTCGTTTCCACCGAACGCCAGGTAGCCGTCGTAGACCATGACCTCTCCTAACCGAGGGAGTCAACCCGCTCAGCGATGCGATCCAGAACCTCTACGGCAGTCCGTGCAGGATCACCAGAGTCCTGCACCACGATAGCGCCCGACTCGATGTTCACCGCCTTGCCACCGCCGACGACACCACCACTTCCCATCGCCGGGGTCTTGCCCTGGGCGAGAGCGGAAAGCCACCGCACGGAGGGATCCACCTGCGACAGGGGGCGACGCAGCGGGACGATGGCCTCCGGTCCCGCCTCGCCAGCGAGGATGCGACGAGGGCCATTGAGGAGTCCACCGGACGCGAAACCGCCACCGGATCCGCCGCCACCGCCCCGACCAGCAGCACCCTGCGCACTGGACCCTGCGGATGCAGCCGCGTTAGCCGCGCCGAAGAGGCTCTGGAACCATCCGATAGCGTCTTGAATCCACCCGATCATCCCACTGATGGCATCACCTACGGCACTTGCCATGTCGTAGAAGAAGTTCCCGATAGGGGTAACGAACCGCGCGACACCGTTGTACATGTCCTGTACCCAGCTAACGAACTGGTCGAAGTCCCCGCCGAGGGTGTGGAATACGCCACTGACCGTGGTGTACATCGACTCGAATGCTCCCGAGAAATCACCGCGTAGCAGGGCGGAAATAGTGTTCAGAATGCCGCTTGCCACCTGGAAGAAGACGGAGATGATGTTCGCAATAGCCTCGAACGTCACCCGCACAACTTCACCAACGACGATAATCGCATCCCCGAAGTCCTTCGCGCTCACGTTCGTTCCAAAGATCGCGTTCGTGAGCGCGACAAGGTAATCCGCCACCTGCGGCAGGATCGCAAGCAGGGGGGGGAGGGCGTTCGCGACGATGACGGCGAGCAGCTCGATGAAGGGGGTGAGTATCTGAACGATCTGCACGAATGCATCCACCACGGGGCCAAGGGCATCGAGCAGCGGCGGGAGCACGGCGAGTAGCGCCTTGCCGAGGATCTCCACCACCGGGACAAGAGCCTGGCCGAGGCGGGTCAGCGGTCCTTCCAACTTCGCAAAAGCCGTCACCAGCAAGCTACCGATGTTCTCGGCCAGCTGCCCAAGGACAGGCATGAGCGGCTGGAGAATGTCGGCGATGCTGTTCAGGATCCCGACGAAGATGTTGAGCACGTCGAGCTTTCCGATGACGCCCAAGATCTGCGATGCCACCGGGAGGAAGTTGCCCAGGCCATCGATGAAGGACAGCAACCTGTCAATAGTCTCGGGCGTTACGAGGTCCGCCAGAGCCGAGCCCAGCTTGCCGGACAGGGTGAGCAGGGCGTTGAAGATGCGCTCACCGTTTGCGAACCAGGTCTCCAGCGCCTTCTGCCCCTCGATGGACTTCATCCAGTCATTCCACTGGTTGAGCAGTCCAGTGAGGGTGTTCAGCATGGAGTTGCCCGTGGCGGCACCAGCCTGGAAGAGGGTGTTGAGGGCACTGCCGAGGGATCCGACGACGCCGAGGATCGCATTGATGGATTCCAGCGCCTTGTTGAAGAACGTTTGCAGAGAGCCATCCTGCGCAGCAGCAGTCATCGTGTCCGACCACTGCTTAGCCCAGGTGTCGAACTGCCCTGCGAACGTCTCCAGGGCCGGGGATGCAGCAGAGAACACTGCGGCCAGGCCGCTGGCCAGAGATGCAGCGCCCGTTCCAATCGAGGCGATGGCGTTGGGGATAGTGGTGGCGAGCGCCTGGTAGAACAGCTGGAACCCGGGGGACGAGAGCGCGGCGCTGAACGCATCCGTGATACGGGACAGGCTTGCCGCGAACGCATCCACGATGGACGTGTTGGACAGCACTGTCGTCAGCGTGTCCAGGAAGTTCGCGACAGACGGCCCCCAGGCGGCGGCAAATCTGCGGCCCGAGTCCTCCGCCGCCTTCGACAGCCCAGACAGGGCGTCGGCGACAGCGGGCACCTCCTCCTTCATGAACCGGAAGGAGTTGATCGCCAGACCAGCGGCAGCAGCGAATCCGGCTACGGCTGCCCCGGCGAGACCGAGTGCACCGACAAGTGCTACACCGATGCTGGAGATGAGGGCCGTAAGCCCTGCCCCCACGCCGGACCCGAGGGATGCCGTCCCCTCACCGATAGCGGCGACAAGCGCTGTCCACAGAACAATCAGACGGGCAACACGCGACTTGAGTACGCGCTCATTGCCACCGAACTGCGCGTTCAGGTTCTTGTTGCCGTTGCGTACGGCGTTGACGGCGCGGGCCATGCCAACCTCTGCCTCGCGCCCGAACGTTCCCCAGCGCCGCCCATTCGAGTCGAAGAACCGCGTGAGTTCATGGTCGCCAGACAAGCGCTTGGACTCGTTCACGAAATTGCTGACCTCGGAGCGGAACCCGCGGAGAGCAGATGCGGAGCCACTGAGGCGGCCGAACGATGCACGCAGGCGATCCACGGCAGGACGAACGGCGTCAATGTCGATGACGCTGTCCCGCACGCCACGCCCGAAACGCACGACACGATCACGCGCACCCTCGATGACAGGGTTGAGTCGCTGTAGCTGGGTGCGCAGCAGGCTGACAGCACTGTTTGTGCGAGTGCGAACCTCATCGCCGAATTCCCGAACACCGCCGAGGGTATTTGCGAAACCTCGTCGCACATTCTCCACTGCACGCACGAGTCCAGGGAAAGTGTCCCTTACATCCTGCGCACTAATGCGCAGATCACGCATGCCCTGGACGAACGGGGACAGATTGCGTGCAGATGCATCCCGGAGCATCTGCCCGAAATCACGCAGGCCCGTGGAGATCCGTCCAATAGTCCGGTCCAGACCTCCACGGATAGCCGTGCGCAGGTTGCGGAAGCTCGTCGCCAGGCGGTTGATAGCAGGGCTGGTGCGCAGGGCCGTGGTGAGAACCTGGCCCAAGCTGCGGGCCACGTCACGGGAACCCTTGCGCACTTCCGCATTGAGCGCCTTGTTGAGTTCCTTGCCGCCGATAGCGCCAGCGGTACGCCCGACACGACGAAGATCGCGGGGGAGAAGTGTGCCGTCAGCGCCGACGATGAACTCGACGCGCCCAATGTTTGTTGCCACTACCCACCTCCTCAGCTACTAGTCTGCCGCTTGAGGTCGTTGAATAGCGACATTTCCTCCTCGATAACATCACGCGTCACCCTATCCGGGTTGCGCCCTGCCGTCGATTCGGCCCACATTTCCTCATGCCAGCGCCTGTAGTCCTCCTCCGGTGCCATTGACATTCTCTCCACGCACCAGGCATAGACGAGATTGAGGAAACGGGTGACGGGGAGTTCTACTGGATCGAACCCTTGCCGCGCGCACGCCCCGTCGATCTCGTGCCAGTATTCGCCCGCGACCCAGAAGAGGCGACGGGCGACGGGGTAGGGAAACCCTGCCACTTCTCCATCAGCATCTCGAAGATCTCAGTGATGAGTTCGGAGTCAACATCCACATCCTCCGGGTCGCGCAGGCGCTTCACCAGGCGGCGGTAGTCCTTGTCGCTCAGAACGTCCTTGAAGAAGGAGACGATGGCGTTGACCTCGTCGGCGACGGTTGCCTCAGAGTTGCCACCGTAAGCCATCATGAGCATGAGCTGCTCTTCGGTGGGGGCTGTCGCGGTGTAGTCATCGCGACTGACGATAATCTCGTTGCCATCCTCGTCTTCGTCGGTGACCTCGATGAAGAAGGGGATGGGCTCCCGTTCCTTGGTGACGCGATCCTTGACGCGGCGGCGGAATCCCTGCGCGGCTGTTGCCATGGTCAGGTGTCCTTTCTGTCCTACAGAAAGAGTACAGCGATCACAGGAACGGGGCGAGAGCGACTTCCCCGGCGCGGGTGATCCACGGGTTGGCAGCCTGCCCCCTAACGGACGTAACTGCATGGCGAGGGAAGGGGAGGCCCCGATACACGGGCACCCACAGGCCGAGGTCGCCATTCGCCGTGATGGGGCCGTTCGTCCCCTCGTGCACGTACAGTGCGTAGTCGGCATCATTCCGGATCGTGTACCGCGCACCACGCTGGCCACCAGTAGTGTAGGAGGTCATGATCGGGGCCGGGTAATGGCTGGCCTTGAGGTGACCGGTGCGGGCTGGCGCGAAGGCGATAGCCAGGTTCAGGTGTTCCGTCCCGAGCAAGCCCAGCCAGTTCCACGCATCACCACCGGGGCGGAAGAGTCCGTCCACGGCGGTGTCGTAGATGGTGACACGAACAGGTGCGGCCATCAGACGCTCCAGACCGTAACCAACCAGAACCCGCCGCCACAGTCTCCCGTGATCTGGAGCGGCTGATACTGGCCGATGGTGTAGGTGAGATCAAGGTCGGTGAGGCAGCAGTTGATCGCGGCCTTGATCGCGGCCTTATCCGCCATCTGGAGACGCGTTGCCTCGACCAGCTCCTCTGTCGTCGGGACGGTGATTCCAGTGATCGCATTGCCCTTCCCTACCGGAAGGCAGCGCGCAATCCCCACCTCGAAGGTTGACGCGACAGGGGACTGACACGACGCCCCGGAAGTATCCGGCTGCGGAAAGTTGGAGGAGGGGAACTCTGTTTGCAGACGCACCCACCCCTGTCCGCCACATGCCTTCCGTCCAGGTAGCGCAGTGTCACTGCAGGAGCCGCAGGAGTCCATGATCGCCAGTGGACCGGGCACGGGCGCGCAACGGCACACACCTGGCAGCATGCGATCCTCCAGGGCCTGCTGCACGCATGCCGCAAGACTGACCATCGTCGGCCAGGCGTCGCGATCCTCCACGTATTCGCTCATGCCGTACGGATCCTTCCCCGCAGGGTGTCCGGGCTGACGACGCGGGAAGGCGTCTTGAGGTTGTTCGGGTTGTACATGCCGACAATCTCATCGACCATCCGGACGCCGCTCATGCCGATGCGCTCGGGGATGGTGATGACAACACCCTGGCGCACAACCTGCGTTGTTCCATCCGGGAGAGCGCAGGGCTGGCCGATGCACGCCTTGTACCACTCGATGGCAAGCAGTCCCGCCGCATACGTCAGTGCCTCGTCCGGGCCGATTCCCGGGTAGTAGCTGACGGAGAGAGTGTTTACGGACGGATTGGGCGTGCTCGGGAGCGGCTCCGACATGTCCTGGCACAGCGGCCAAGTCCCGCCATCCTGGCGCACCAGACGGTTCCCGTTGTCCACCCGATAAGCGGACGGATCCAGGACCGCCCCGTTGAGCTTGACAACAATGGGTCCCGACACTTCCTGGTTCGGCAGGACAATCTCGCTCACCGACGAGCAGGAGCAGTCAGAAGGCCGCGTGCAGCCGCAGGAGTTGTACCAGGTTCCATCCAGCATGTACGGGGAAAACGACGTGCCAAACGCATTTACCGAAGCTTCCAGCCATGCGCCAGGGTGGCACCGTGCAGCACACGGACGGATGGTGACGGGGCACAGCGACAGGCGGTAGCCGGTCATGCGCTGGAGCATGTTCCACGCCAGCAGTTCCGACCTGGCCCGCATGGTGGGGTCAAGCTCAGCAACCTCTTCCGGAGAGAGGGAACAACCCCAATCCGTGGTGTCTGGATAGCAGTTCGACAGCATGTCAGCGTCCTTTCAGTCCGAGGATACCCGGGCACCCCCCGGATATGGCACAGCCCCCGCCAGGAGAAACCCAGCGGGGGCTGTCGTCGTTGCCGATCAGGGGAGCGGGATGGTAACCGTCGTGCTCACCCACACGCCGTTCTGCGAGGCGCGGGCGGTGTAGGTGCCCGCCTTCGCGTACTTGTGCGTGGTGACACCAGGGGCGGCCACGTAGTCCCAGGTGTCGTCGCCGAAGTCGTAGAACACCGGACCAATCGACGCGGGGGTGGGGGTGAACTTCGCCGTGTACCCGGAGGTCTCCACCGTGTCCTTCACGCCCGCGAGGGAGGTCAGGGTGGGGAGAGTCGGGTCCAGGAGCGGACGAGCGCCACATGCGGCGGCAGGCGGGGCCAGGTCCACAACCATGGTCCGAAGAGCCGTGGTCGTGGAAACCGGGGCAGACATGGCACCCGGCTTAGCGTCCACGCCAGGCGTGGTCGTCGTCACCGCGACTGCCGGGGTGGTGCCACCCGTGAAGGCTCCCGTCGCCGTCATCTGTGCGACATCGCCGAGCGACGAGGCGAAGGTGACCACGTAGGGGGTGCCCGGGCCGGGGCCACCCGTGACCGTAGCGTTACCTGCACCGACGTTGCTCAGGTTCGTGATCGCCGTCTGCACCGCAGCAGCAGCCGCGTTGTACGCGATGTTCGCGGTGGTCTGACCAGCGTACGTCAGGGTGAAGTTTCCACCCGTGGGCGTACCCGTGATCGTCACCGTCTGCACCTCAGACGACGCCGACGCCGGGTTCAGCATGATGTCCTTGTACGGACCCACCCCCCAGGCGTTGCCCTCCTTGGTGTTGGCACCCGTCACCGTGAAGGTGACGCTGTTGTTCTCCACCGTGAAGTCGCCGAGGATGCCACCCGAGAGGAACGGCAGGAGGATGTACCCGTACGACCCCGTCGCGTTGGCACTGGTGCATGCATCTCCGGTCGGCGCACCAGCCCACAGCTCCAGGGCGAAGCGGGAGTTGCTCAGGTTCACCTTCGTGTCCACGTCGAAGCCGATGACCGTAGTTCCGTCCGGACCGAGCACCACTTCCTGGCCGGTGACCAGGCTGAGCAGTTCGGGGTCCACGTTGCAGAACTGGATCTCCAGCCCGTACCCGACGAGCGAGGTCACGCTGGCCTCGTACACGCAGACCTCGCCAGCGGCGTTGGTCACGTTGATCTCATCGGAGTCCGTGGTGTTGGCGGTGAAGTTGACGGTGATGAAACCAGACGAAACCGCCTGGGAGTCAACACCATAGACAGGCCGTCCACAGCCGTCGAGGCGCGTAACACGGATGCGACGCCCCTTGACAAAGGACAGGCACTTCGTGACGTGCGAGGCCATTTCCTTACTCCTTCGTGTTGGTGCGCTTACGCGCGGTCTTGGTCGGCTTGGGGTCGGTGGACTCGTCGGCCCCCGGGATAAGGAAGCCCTCACGGGTGGTGAGAACGTCTTCCTCCTTGAAGCCCCGCTCCACAGCGAGGGCCAGGGCCTTCTTCGCGTTCTCGGCGTCAAGGCCGGGAAGGATGTCGTATGCCATGTTCTTCCTCCTAGGACACCGGGACGACGTTGATGTAGTTGCAGTCCACGAGGAGCGCAAACACCTGCTCGGCGATGGCGTACTCCTTGTTGTACGTGTAGTTCTGAACGCGGTTGACCTCAGGGGTGGAGATCAGGACCGTGAGGCCACCGATGACAGCGACCTTTCCAGCGGTGATCTGACTCGACGCCAGGACAGGTGTTCCGTTTCCGGTCCACAGGTTCCCAGTGCCGTCACCCTCCAGAGCGCGGGCGGCGAAAGCAGCCTCCGCATCTGCACGGTTCAGGACAATGATCGGCAGTCCCACGTAGGCACCGTCAGCCGCGTTCTCGGCAGCTGCGATAGCTGCCGCCACACCCGTCTTTGCGGCTCCCGGAGTCGCCGCCTGGATCCAGGTGTTGAGCGCAGCCTCAACGGCCCGGTCGGATCCGTTGCTAAGAAGGTTGAGCGCGTCCTGCTCGAAGTCGGATCCATCCAGGAAGCACTCGACTCCCGCGTAGATTCCGGCTACCGGTGCGATGCCGGTGAGCGTGTTGATGCCTGCGCGCGTCTTCGTGGGCTGCGCCGCGGCGGGCGACGGGTAGCACAGCTTGACGTCGCCGACAGCGATCTGACACCCGGGGGACGTGTACTCCACGACACCACCCAGGCCAAGGCGGTTGGGGGCGTCGCGGAACTCAGCGACACTCCGTACACCACCACGACGCGGGGAGCGACGGGGGGCGTCCACGTAATGCGTTGCATCAGCCATGTGTTGCCCTCCTCTCGGTAAGAGAACCCCCGGGCCAGCGGGCTACTGACCCGGGGGTATCGCTCACGGGATGGTGACGCCCGTACCGGCACCGACCTTCGGGAAGCCGGTGGAGCCGAGGGCGTTGATGGTCACGGAGACCTTCACGCCACCAGCGCAGGTGTTGGCGACGGCGATGCCCTCCTCGAAGAAGGCGGCGGTGTAGACGTTGGTCCCGAGGCCGACGCTGTCGTAGATCGTGTCGATGGAGAGCACGTCCTTCGCCAGCTTCGTGTAGGAACCAGCGGGCCACATCATGAACTCCAGCACGGTCGGCCAGTTCTTCCACGTCGTGGTGTTGCCAGTCGCGAGGGGCTGGTAGTCGTACACGAACTGCGGGGCGATGCCGCGGACCGCGAACCACTGCTGGATGGCGGCATCCGTCACGTTCAGCGGGTTGTCGATGTTGAGGCGACGACCCACGTCAGCGCGGATGGCACCGAGCGCCCAGATCGGGAACACGGCCTCGATGGTGGCGTTGGGAGCCATCGAGTAGGTGTAGCGCAGACGAGCCGCCTGCAGTTCCGCGGCGTCCAGGATGTCGGAGGTGGAACCACCCACCTCGGTCCAGTCGATGGCCGCACCGATCAGCGTGCTGATCTTGTTGATGATGTAGGCGTTCACCTTGTGGGCGTGCGCCACGGCACCGATCTGGAGGACGCGGTTCACCAGCTCCGGGAACGCCGCCTCAGTCAGGACCGGAGCGGTGACGCAGAAGCCGATGGCGTCGAGGCGAACCTCGGACCACGGCGGGCAGTCGATGGTGTTGCACACCTTGGCGGTGCCAGCGATTGCCTGCGCCTCGGTCTGGAGGAAGCCCCAGGTCGCGGCGAGGGTCGCGTAGTCGGGACCCTTGGTGAACGAGATGCCACCACGCTTGGCCTGCACCTCCGGGAGGGACAGGAGGCCGGACACCGTCTCCAGCTCGCAGAAGCCGTAGACCTGCTCAGACGGGGCGCACCAGCCACCAGCGGCGACCAGGTTGCCCCCCGGGAGGCGGGCCTCCTTGGTGGCCGCGATCATGGTGTCGTACTGGTCCTGAGCGCTCATGCGCTCCTCCAGCGTGAACTCCTGCTCGGCCTTCTGAACCTGCGCGACACCGAAACGGCGGTGGTTGTCAGACAGCTCGTACTGGCCGGGGTTGATGACCTTCGGCTTCTCGCCACGGCCACCAGCCACGAAGCCCTTGGACCGCGACTGGAACGCCTTGGCGACCTCCAGCATGTCCGCAAGCTCAGAGTGCGCCGGGATGCCGGGGACATCCGCCGAGGCGATGAGGCTGAACGCCTTGGGCGTCTCGACCTCCTCCTCGACCGGAGCCTTGGGGGCGGGGGCGCGGGTGGCCGCGCTCTTGACGGTCTTGGCCGGGGCGGAAGCCACGACGACCTCCTTCTCCGACTCGGCCTCAGCCTCGTCCTCACCAAGCTCGACGGCGGGGTTCTCCTCGTCGTCCTCTTCTGCCTCGACCTCGTCGGCCTCAGCAAGACCATCCTGGAGGGCGGCGAGACGCGCGGCACGGTCAGCCTCAGCTGCCTCCATCTCGGCGATCTTCGCGTCGATCTCCTGGGAAGCGGACATCAGGCCCTCGGCCTGCGCCAGCTCGTCGTCGTTGAGGTCGCTGCCCTTGGCAGCAAGCTCACGGCCCTCGGAACGGGCCTCGTTGCGCAGCTTGCGAAGGTCCTCAATGCTGAGGCCATCGAAGCTCTCGGGCTTCTTGAATGCCATGATTTTCACTCCTGTGCTTCGTATGGCGGGTGGGTTATTACGTGAAATCTGCGGGTGAGCTACGCTTCACGACCACCGCCTACGGCGGAGTGCTAACGGTGACTTTGTACCACGAATGTCATTCCGGCACAAAGAACAGAACCCCGACACGCCGTGTTTCGTGTCAGGGTTCTGTCGTTTTAGGGAAATTAGTCCGGTTTATCCGGAACGTCTTTAAGGTTCCTTTAGGTCAGGCCGGACGCCAGGTCCCACCGACACGACGGGCGGCTGCGATGGCCTCCACCTCCGTGCGATACGACTGCTTCGTGCCATCCGGCTTCGTGACTACATACGACTGCGGCTTGCTGGAACCGCCCTGGCATGCGCACCCCATCTCAGTCCTCCTCGAAGAAGCTCACGATGCGGGCGGCCTGTTCCGCACGCACCTCGTCATAGAACGGCTCAATGGCAGCGAGACGGCGCTGCCGATCCTCCGCAGAACGGTACTCGTCCACGGCGGTACGCACGATACCCGCGATCTCCTCGTTCGAGGGGAACAGTCCAGCCGTGATGCTGTCGCGAGCGACCGGGCTGATTCCGTAAACCGCGTCCAGGTCGTCCGCGTCGATGGCGATGTCCTCCAGGCGCTGACCCTCCTCGCCCTCAGCGACGGCGGACGCTGCCAGCGCGGGACGCGGAACCGGGAATCCAGGCACGTTGACGGCGAGCGCGGCGACCAGTTCCAGGCCAGCGGCGGTACGCCGCCAGTCGCCCGAGAGGCACGAAGCCGCCAGGGCGGTAACCTGCTCCTCGGTGAGGTTGGGGCGCAGCATGCCCGCCACCCAGATGCCGAAGCTGTCCTCGCCCGCGACGACATCAGCCACGACAGTGCCCGTGTTGTCGTAGTGCTCCACCGCATTCTTCGCGTTGGATCGGATGCTGGCGTGGCCGGTCCCCATGGTGATCTGTCCGACAGGGATCTTTCCCTCGTCGGTCACCACGACGCCCGTGCGGTAGAACGCATACCCAGTGTTCGAGTGCGGGGCGGTAACGCACGTGTCCTGGATGCCGATGTGGCAGACGCCCCACGTAGCGAGGTGCCCGAAGATGCGGCCACCCTCGATGGTGATGGGGGTGGGGCCGGTGAGCCCCGGATCGCGGAACGCCTCCGCGGGCTTGACGGCGATATCCGCCGATGCGGTCAGAACCATGGCGGTTACCTCCGTGTTGTGATGGCCCTTGCTTCCCTTGCTCCCACCGGCTTCCTGGCCAGGCCAGATGCCGATGGCCTCCTTGTGCATGTTCGCACAAGCTCCTGCCAGCCAGTCGGGGTTGGCAATGTACTTCGCCAGCTGTCGGCGGCAGCGATTGAAGTCGCCGGGGACGCCCCAGCGAATCTTCGCCGCGCCCTTGCCGTGCGTCCAGTAGCGGCGGATGCGTCCGGTCGGGATCGGGTGGGTGATCCACCCGGGTCCGTCATGCGTGCCCGGTGCGAACGCATTCTCTCCCTCGTCCGCGAACCGCTCTTCCTCCGCCATCTTCTCGGCGCACTCGGCGCATGCAGCCAGGGCCTCGTCGCTCATCTCGTCCGGGAACTCCGGACCGAGGGCGATGTACGCCTCCTGGAAAGCGCCGGTCGGAACCATGTCGAACCGGCGCACGCGCACCTGCGAGAACGTCTGCGTGAGGATGTGGCCGTCCGCGGTGTCGGCGGCGTCGGCCTCCGTGGTCTCAAGGTCGAGCGCCATGGAGTCGGCGATGATCGACACGCCACCGCGGGTACCGTCGATGATGCCGTTGATCGCATCCGAGGCGTACGGCTTGTCGGGGAAGATAACGCCGCGGTAACGGATCTCCGTGTACTCGCCGTTGTCCACCTTGAAGAACTCGTCCGCACGCCCGATGATCGCGACGCGGGAGTTGTCGGACCCGTGACCGGACTCATACTCGTAGCCAATGGGCTGCGGCATCTGTCCGAACTCGACAGCGCCGACAGCGAACTTTCGCCCGTCGCCCGTGGGCTTGCCCTCGATGGCTGCGACGCCATGCACGGGGATCTCGGTGACCAAGTCCTCGCCGTCCTCGGCCTCGTCCATCGGCATCTCATCGGCCTGGTCGTCCGCGACAACCTGATCCGTGCTGGCCGCAGTGATGGTGCTCACGGTGAGCGCTCCTTCCACGCGTGCACTCACGAGAATGCATCGGCAGTTGATCCAGATTTCCGGGGGGCCAACCGGCTCTCCGGGGTAGTGCAGTTCAAATCCTCCAATGTCAAAGGTGCCATCGGAACCGGCAACCTCCCCATTGGCGTGCCGGTGAGTCTCGCGCACGGCGTCATCGTTCATCGTGACCCAGCGCATGCCCTTGCCGCCATGGGCGCGGTTGCCCAGGTAGGTGGCATTGTTGATCGTCGCGGTGGACAGCCAGTACGTAACCCGCTGCACCTCAGCGTCCGTGGGTGGGCTGGAGGGCTTCGCCGTCTTGGACAGCGCCTCGCCGAGCATGTCGTGGAAGCGCCCGATGAAGATGTCCGGATCTGCGTTCGGGGCTTCCTGCTCGAAGAACTCCAGCCACAGCACGGAGGCGTCCTCGATAAGCTGCTTGTACCAGTCGCCCTTGGCAGACCAGTTCTCCAGTGCCTTGCGAACCTCGGGGCCGAGATCCTTGTCGGCACCGTTCATGCGGTCGCGGCGGGCAGCTGCGAAGGCCATGACGGCGTCCATCACTGGCGCTCCATCCATGTGTGGAAGCCGTCAACGCTGAACGGCTCGTTGCTCATTAGCAGGTGCCGCGCGTAGGCGTCCATCTTGGTCGGCGGGACGGTGATCCCCAGGGCGGCGGTACACTCCCACGCGCCCACGAGAAGGTCGTCAATAACGTCGTCGGGAATGTTCGCGTAGCGGTAGACCACATCGTTGGTAACCCTGTCGCCACCGGGAACCAGGAGGCCCGGGTGCTTGGACTTGAGTCGTGCCCCGGCCCGTTCCAGCGCGCGCCAAACCACCACAGACGCTGCGGGAATTGCGTCCTGAACAGGGATTTCCCTGGTGGGATGATCCTGCAGGGACGGATCCGGTCGAGCGTCCGTGGGCTGCGCCTCCGGGACCACGAGCGCCTGGGCGGGGATCGGCACGCCCAGAATGTTCAGCGCCCACGCCACCAGTTCCGGGGTCGTGGATCCACCCGCCACCTTCTTCGTCAGCCACGCGGCACGCTCCTTGTCGTCCATGATGTCGGACGGGTCGAAACCGTTCTCTCGAACCATCGCCGCCATCGACAGCGCGCCCTCGTTGTACAGCTCGATGGCCTCCTTGGAGCGGTTCGGGCGCAGACGGATCTTCGACGTGTCCGCGTAGATCGTGAACGCGCGGGCTTCCTCCTCGGACATGCCCGACGCCTCCAGATACGGACGCAGGTAGGCATCCGTCAGGGACGTGGTGATGATCTGGAGAAGCGGCTCGGTGTGCGCCTTGATCGACGCCTCCTCCACCTGCCACGAGTTCCAATGGTTCATGTCACCCGTGCCGGTCAGGATCTCCGGGGGCATGTCCATGCCGAGGGCGAGGCGGCGAATGTTCTCCTCGCGGAGTTCCTTCGCGTGCTCATCCAGCTGCGACCAGAACGTCAGGTGGTTGACCTTGTCGATGTACTCGCCGGGACCCTGCAGGATGATCGGGGTGCGGGCGGAAGCGTCGGTCGGGTCGGACACTGCGGTGTTGATCGTCTCCACGAGTTCGCGCAGGAAGGCGTCAATCCCGGTATCCGTTGTCGCGCCCGTGTCGTTGAT